ATTATTAAAAAAATATATTAACAACCCAATAAATGCGATACTAGAATATATGAGATATTTAAATATGGAAGAAAAAGAAGAATATAATCAAAATATAGATAATCTATATAAAGAAACTGATAGCAGTATTTTTGATATAGAACAATAAACATAGAAGGAGGGATAATAATGGGATTAGATGCAAATTTATTTAAAATTAAATTTAAAGTAAAAAGTGATTTAGAATATGAAAAGATTAGAGATAAAAAGTGGAAGGAATTAAATAAAGACTGTAAGCAATTTGAAAAATGGGAACGTGATATTTGGACAGAAGTGTTATATACATCTAGTTGGGATATTGCTCATTTAATAGACCAAAGAAATATTGGAGACAAAAAAGTAGATTTTGAAGAAGCTAGGGATTTGGTATTAGACGGAGAAGATATAAAAATTATATTACAATCAATGAAATCAGCAAGACAAGATGCTAGATATGAAAATGTATATGAAGAATTAGATAAACATATAGAAGAATTAGCAAAATGCTTAGAAATAATAGATTTTAAGAAAGAGACACTATTATATGGAGAATGGTTTTAAAGGGTTAAAGTATAAAAAGGGTAAATGTGAGAGGACAATGGGTTGATTATGAACGTTTTGATTTAATAGGTTTGATTGATGAATTAAAAATAAGAATTAAACCACCACATAGTGTAGAAATAATTTGGAAATTATAATATTATATTAATAAAGGATGTGAAAAATATGGAGTGGAATACAGAAAAAATAGAAGTAAGATCTATAATCGCATTAAAAGATTATATTACTAGAAATAATAGATTACAACCCTTTATTAATGAAAATGATAAAACTCCTTCTTGGGATGGTGAAGTATTTGTTTATAATTCAAATTCTAGGAATAAAAAAGACTTATATGGTAAAGTACCAGTACAAGTAAAAGGAGTATGCAATGAAGACTTAAGTAAAAAAGAAATAAAATATTCTTTTGATAGTAGTGACTTACAAAATTATAAAGATGAAGGTATAATTATTTTTGTGGTTTATATGAAAAATTATGATGAAAATAAAATATACTATAGTGCTTTATTACCATTTGATTTGCATAGAATAACTAAAGGTCTTAAAGAAAATCAGAAAACAAAATCTATTACATTAAAGGAGTTTCCTAAACAAAATCAGGAAGAAATATTAAAGATTTTTGATAATTTTATAGAAAATAAAAAAGTATCGGGTGGAATTGTAGATAACAGAATTTTATCACTACAGGATATGAGAAGTTTAGGTATAAAAACTGATAGATTTTATTTTAAGTGTTGTAGAGATTTTCAAAAAATGATTAAAGATTCATGCGAATATGATATATATATTTATGCAAAACCTCAGGGATATGATGTTAAAATTCCGGTAGATAAATTAGGAATTATAAAACAGATTGTTCAAAATGTATCATCCAATGTTACTATTAACAATAAAGTTTTTTATAATAATTATGAAGTAATAACAAAATTAGATGAATATATAATAGTTATTGGTAATAGTTTTAAATTAAATATTAGCACAGATAAAATTCATTACGATATTTGTGGTACTTTAACGCAGAGAATTCAAGGTATTAAATTTTTTATTGAATTATTGAATTATAAAAAAGTACAAATTAATGGAATTGAGTTACCCAATATAATACCAAATAGTTGTTCTGGAAATATAAAGGATTTAGAAAAAGAGTTGAATAGACTTGAAATAATTAGAAGTGTATTAATAGATAAATTAGGTGTGAGTGAAGATCTAGAAATGGACAATCTATCTGAAGAAGATAATTGCAAAATTGTATGTTTAATTAAGTCATTTGTTAATAATGAAAGTGTGTATATGGACATTGAGACTGAAAATATATATAATACTAAAAATCCTATTGATGCAGGTATGATTATGGGAAATTTAAATATAGGAAATTTAAGTGTAAAACTATTATTTGTTGTTGAAGGAAATAATAAATATAAATTAATGAACTTTTTCGGTAGTAATATACGTAAAGTAGATTTAATAGATAGTGACAATCAAGTGCATACAGTTAGCCTATATACTCAGCTAAAAAAAGAAGATTTTCTTGTAACCTCTAACATAAACTACAAAAACATAATAGATTCGTATATTAAAATGCCTAAATCAGAAACACAAAATAATTTATATAATAATTTGGTGCTTGAAATACTAAGAGCTTATGATGAACAAAAAGAAAAAAACATAAAACTTTTAAAATTAGCGATAGAAATTACAGAATTACTTTTAAAAGAATTTAAAAAATCCGAAGCATTGTTTTTAAAGCTGAATAAATTTCAAATCATCAAAAGAGAAAGGAAATTTAATTTAAATGAGATAGAAGAACTTTACAAGCTAAAATTTAGTACAAAAGATAACGTAAATTTAATGGTAATCAATATTTTATTGGATAATTTTCAAGAGGCCAATGATTACTTCAACAAATTATTATCTAAAGAAGAGAAGGAGCAGTTTAATAAATATCCTATTGCAAATTTATGGGATAAAAATTGTAACAATACTATATAGGAATACTCTTATGCTTTATCATAAATACAAACATTTGATAAAGCATAAGAAATAAAGCTACAAATAAAAAACTCATTTTATGGGTTATATGCATATATTTTATAAAAGTACAATATATGATAAAATATTATAAAAAGTAACATGAAGGAGGATATAAATATTGTATAAAGAAAATAACAGTAAAAAAGTATTTATTTCATACAGTTGGTCATCAGAAGAATATTCCACATGGGTAAGATTATTAGCAGAAAGATTAATTGGTGATGGCATTGAAGTTATATTAGATCAGTGGGATTTAAAGGCAGGGTATGATAAATTTGCGTTCATGGAACAAATGGTTACAAGTAAAGAAATAGACAAGGTTTTAGTTATATGCGATAAGCAATATAAAGAAAAGGCTGATAACAGAGACGGCGGAGTTGGAATAGAAACTCAAATAATTACACCTAAGATTTATAATCAAGTAAAACAAGAAAAATTTATACCTGTAATAGCTGAAATAGATGGCGAATTTGAATCGTGTATGCCTAATTACATGGACGGGAAGATAGGTGTAGACTTATCTAATGATAATGTATTTGAATATGGATATGAGGAACTATTAAGACTTATATATAATAAACCGCAATATAAAAAACCACAATTGGGTAAAAAACCATCTTTTTTATTACAAGATGATGAAGTATATTTTAAAACCACTAATATTGTAAGGCAATTGAAGAATGCATTATTAAACAAACCTCAACAAGCAGAATATTTTATAGATGATTTTATTAATGAGTTTTTTAATGAATTAGACAAGTTTAAAATATCATATGATGAGACAAAAAAAGAAGGTGTTATTGCTGACGAAATAATTTGTGAGAAAATAGATGGAATGATGATATTGCGAAACAATTATATAAATATATTAGAATTATTATGCAAATTAAAATCAGATTTTGATATTAACATCATTATAAAATTATTTGAAAATATATACAGTTATACACAATTTCAAGGCAGTGGTACTTACTCAGAAGTACAGTTTGATCAATATAAATTTTTTATTAGAGAAATATTTATATACACAATATCAATTTTATTAGAAAATAGACTATTTCATAAAGCAAATATTCTATTGCAGACTAGGTATTTTCTTAAAAATAAATATGATGAAAATAATACGGGTCGCCTATTTCCTTCATTGTATTTATATGTAACTACGCTTGATGAATTGAGAAAGAATGGGCTTGGAATTAACAAAATCAGTATTACTGCAGATATGTTAATTAAGAGAAGTAATATTAATGGTAAAGACTACAGTCAACAAATAATTGGCACTGATTTATTGCTACATTATATATCAAGTATTAAGAATAAAAATGAGGTTGATTATGACAAGATATGGTTTCCTTGTATGTATATATACATAAACTATTATAGAAATGTAGAAATATTACAAAAGATGATTAGAAAAAATGATTTTGAACAAACAAAAATATTATTTAATGTTGACAATGAAGAGCAAATGAAAGAGTTGATAAAAAACTATAAAAATGAATACAAAGGGTACAATAATAGTTTTGAAAGTATTCCTCATATAAGTAGATTTATAGATGTAGATAATATAGGTAAATATTAAAATTTATGTGGCCTGTTAATATCTAACAGACCACATAAAATGTCTATTTTAAAATCGTTGAAAAATTAAATTAAATATATTAATTAAAATAAGAACAATATATCTACTGATAGCATATATTATTAGTAGATATATAGGGGAGGTATTATTTATGGATAAAATCATAAGAGAATTACACAAAGCATATGATATTTTTAACGAAAGGAAATTTAATGGTGAATTATTACCATGTGTAATTACAATTCAATCACAACAAAAGAGTAAAAGTAAACAAGTGTTAGGATGGTGTTCTTGTGAACCTTGGTGGTGCGAGAAAATAGGTGATAAAGAAAACTATATGTATGAAATAAATATTGTAGCTGATTTTCTAAATAGAACCTATGAGGAAATTATGGAGACATTTTTGCATGAGTTAGTCCATGTTTCCAATTCGTTTAAGGGAATTGTGGATTGCTCATCAAGGGGACACCATAATGAAAATTTCAAAGAAGAAGCTGAAAGAATAGGGTTAAATGTAGAGAAAGTATCGAGAATTGGTTGGAGTATGACTAGCCTATCAGAAAGTTTATTGCAAGAAGTGAGAGATTTAGAAATAGATCAAAGCGTATTTTGTTTAAGTAAGGTTGTTGTACCTAAAGAAAAGAAACCTAGAAAACCTGCAGTCAAGTATAAATACAAATGCCCAAATTGTCATAGAGAAGTAGTGAGTAAGGAAAGTGGTGTAGCGATACGTTGCCTATACTGTGAAACTGACTTTGAGGAGTTAGAAGCTAAGAATAAGGAAGATAAAGAAAACTTACAAAATTAAATTAGAATAACATACATATATAAAGCGATAAACTTATAAAGATAGTTAAAAATTAAAAATGTGAGTGAAAGGAAGGTTTTAATATGAGTTTTGATATTAGTGAAAATAATGTAAAAGCTTTAAAATTTAGAGATGAATTAATTGAGTTGCTTAAAAAATATAAATGCAGTTTGTCGACTACAGGGAAAAACGATGGGAAGATGGTTTTAGAATTTCATGATAGGGAATTAAATCAATGTCAATCTTATACAATGACAGATGAAGGTGAAAATTATAATCTATACGCAGAAAATCATAATAGTTGTATTATGAATAAAGTAATCAAAGAAGCTTTCAATAGAGACTATGGTGGAATGAGCGATCTAAATAATGGACTAGGTACTAAAAGATATAGCTTGAGAAGGTGCGGAAAAAACCGAACCTGCCTATAGTCACGTGCAGGCCCGCTGACTATGATGAGTGATATCCCGAGCTCGCCGGCGGGCCCGTCCAGATCAATATTAGTAAACTCCTGGTAAGTATTTGAATAAGCCTTTTGATTAATGGAATAAGCATAACATTTTTGAGGACTTTGAATCATCCCAGATGTTACTGGAGCTATTACTCCTGCTGACAAAACTAAACATAAAATTGATTTTCTTAAACCTTTCATAAAATCCCTCCTAAACTAAATTTATATATACTATTTTACCATATTTTGTAATTTTGTAAATACTTTATTATAATTTTTATAATAAAAATTTATTATTCAATAATATTAAATATCAATGAGTAATACAATTTAATATTTTTAAAAAATTGGTTGATATATTTTTCTTTATATACACACAAACTAACCTTAGATTTTAAGCTATTTTCATAGGTTACTACTTCTATAACCCTTGATATATGCATTCTCCGAACATATGTTCATAGTTGACATATTTTCATGTTTGTTATATAATTTGCTTTGTAATAAGGACAAGCTATAGTAAGAATTTAATAAACAAACAACAAAATACATAGAATCGGATATAAAAAGAAGACTAACAGTGTGTGAGACTGATAATCTTCTCAAATTTTTATAGTTATTTATATTTATTATTTATATTTACTACATTGGAGCTTGAGAAATTAGTAAGAATATATTACACTTACGTTTGTTAAATTGTGTAATTAATTCAAACCAAGTCCATTTATTGAACTTAAATACCTCAAGAAATAATTCAAATTCTTCATCTGTGAATAATTGTAAAAATCTTTCTTCTAATAAATGTTTTAATAATTTACGCTGTTTTAACTTGTATGCTTGTTCTATTTGTTTAGTTAAAATATTACCTCTTATTTGATTGTCTAAAAGATACTTTCTTAAAATAGATAACGCTACAGTTTTTGATCCTAAAGATTCATCACTCTCTAATATCTCATCAAACTTAACCTTTGAAATCTCATCTTGTACCAAAAATTCAAATGTGTTCTCTTCAGTTTTCTTAAATTGAATATTTTCCATATTAATTACTACCTTCCCATCATTAGTATATTTATGTATATACTCTTGTATTTTAATCTTCCTTATACAATTTGTGAAAAATTAAACACTGCAAGAATAAACATCATATTATAGATTATAATACCATATTTTCCGTTTTGCAAGTTTATTAATACATAATATTTTATTGGTTCGAAATATTAGACATATTCCGATATTTCGAATTTGTATTTATTTACTTTTCTATTATGTAAAACAAATCATGGATATTCATATTCAATGTATAAGCTATTTTTACTACATTAAAAAATGAAGCGCCTTTAGGGTTATTGACTATATTATTTAATGTTGCTTTAGGTATCTGTGCCTTTTGAGATAATTCTAATTGAGTCATATTCTTTTTATCTAAAGCATACTTTAAACTAGAATGAATTATATATTCCTTGTTTATAAAATCAAAATTATCATGTGACAATTCAGTGTCATACTTGCCTTGTACAATAAGTTTAAATATCTGTTTTTTGATTTCTTCATCAATTTTTATTTTATTTTCTTTTTTCTCTAACTTATTCAACATCTGTCCAAGTCCTTGATGTATACCCTGCAACCTATCAAATAGCTGTTTTTTTATATCTTCTTTACCCAATAAATAATTATTCAACTCCATCAAAAAATCAACTGTACCTATTTTTATAGCTAACTTGTCTACAATTACTTCATCAAAATAATCAAGAAGTATAAATTTTATTAATTTTACAATATCTTTATTTATAACGTTGTTTTTTGTCATATTTAAACAAATTCCTCCATTTATAATTACAAAATTTAAATTTGTATTAACATTTCCATTATAATTATAAACTGTATAATAAAAATATCAAATATTTTTTGATAGGATTAAATTTTTTATTATAAAAGGGTAAAATTAAATATGTAATTGGACACGCACAGTGCGTGGACAAAAGCACAAATAAGAAATTGCAAAGTCTTACCCCCTTTACTACATACATAATGTTACTACCTTTCAACCAAAAATAATTTTAATTTAATTTCAATAATAGAGGATAATCTTTATATTTGTTCTTCAATTGCTCTTGTATATAATTGTATTCAAATCCCAATGCTATCAATCCTGTTACTATGGTTTCAGCTTCTGATACCAGTTTTAATTCTTCTTTTTTAAAACTATCTCTTAATAGATCGTTATTCTCAACATTTTTTGCTTTTCTTAATTCACTAGCTTTCTTATTAAACAATATTTTATAAATCATATTTGTATAATTAGGGTAAGCAAATTTTTTATGAGGAGTATCTGGGATGTAATCTTTTATTGCTGTAGTCATTCGTTTTCTTTCTATTTTACCTGCCTCACGCTTAATAGCCCATTCCTTTTGTTCTTGAGTGGCTATTTCTTCTAAATTTAATAAATAACTTCTAACTTCTTTTGCAATTGATGAGGTTGTAAGTAACATACCTATTCTTAACATTGCACGTTTAGTCATTATAGTAAATGCTCTTGTCTTATTGTTTATTTTGTAACCTTCGCCATGAAGGTTGCAAACTTTATTGTTGAAGTCTTTTAATTGTTGTCCTTTAAGAACCATAATTCCATCATCTTCAAGTTCATCTCTATGTCTCTTTACAATTGTTTCAATAGCCTTTTTAGTGATTTCATAATAATTAGCAACTTGTTCTATACTAACTACCATGTCATTTGTTAAATATGGAATCACCTTTATTTTATCAAGAATATCTACATTCTCAATAAATTCTTCTCTCATAGTTTTACTTTCAGTTAAAATGACTTCGTTTTTGTTGATTGATTTGTTTATTTTTTTCATAAATCAAAATCGCTCCTTATATATTTTTATTTTTAGATAACATTAAATAAACGTTATCTTTAGAGAAGAATTAGTTGATACCCTAACTCTCCTCATCTGTTATCTAAAAATAAAAATAAGGTAGTTAGAACAATATCTAATTGTCCTCTAAAAACAACGTTTAGCACAAAAAGAGTAGCCTTATTAACTACTCAAATTTTTAAATTTATATATTTTCGACTATATTTATTAACACATATTTTAATTAAATTGTATATAAAATTCGCATTTTATGAATTAAAAAAATAAGAAGATATATTAAAAATATTTAAAGTGATTACATTATATCTTCTTATAACCCTCATTCTACCGTTACAAATTTAATCATATATTAATTTCTATATCGCTAATGATAATTTATACGATTGAATGATTTAATTTCATTTAAAATTGATTTTATTTTATGTATTGATTTTCTCTTAGTTTTTTAAATATAAAATCCACTCCATTTGGCTTTACATATGTAGTATAATTTAATTCATTTGTATACTTATTTACACTTTCTACAACTTGAAAATAATGTTTATATTTTTCATATGGTCTATTTTTTCTTCCACTTTCACTCATTAATATCCCTATTTCTCTAAGAAATTTAAATAATTTATTTCTGCCCATGTCTTTAATATTATATATCTTTGCACATTCTTCCATCGATATTGAATCTGTAGAGGCTAAAAATCTATCATATTGTTCAACTTTCGGTTCTTGTATTTTAATTATGTTATCTTTTTTCTCTAATTCAGCATTAATCTTAGAATTATACTCGCCTAAAGCAATCATTCTTTCCTCAACTGTTTTGCCTGTTACGGCTTTTACTATTAACTCATTTCTTTCTAATATATCTCGTTGAAGTTGTTTATATTTTTTCTCAACATTAATAAGATATTTTCTATACTCTTTTGATTTAGTTTTAAGTTCTTTGTTGGCTCTAGGACTTGCACCTGAGACCATACATATTTCTTTTGCAATATCTAAAGTTAGAATATATGCAATTAGCGTTGCATTATTCCCTTCCCTTTTAAAAGGGAAGCGAGTAAAATCAACGTTTTCAATAGCTTCTACATTTTGTATTTGTTTTTTAATCCAATCCGAATAATCTTGTTTTACACCTAATCCATTCCATAAATCTCTACCATCTACAACACTATTTCCATCTTCAGTTTTATAAATATTAATCATTCCATCTTCTAATACTTTTAATTCTTTTTTAATCATTATATATCCATCCTTTATTTATAATATTTTAGAGCAACATTAAGCACTCTAAGTCATCTTCATCTCATTCCATTTATTTTTAGATATAAAAATTGACTAGGTACGTTACCGTTGCACCTAGTCTTTACTCTAAAAATATTATTGGTGTTGGATGAGGACACCTTGCAATGTTTAATATTTACTATAAAAATAGGACAAACTAATCAAAGCCTGTCCTTCATATAATCTTATTTATTTATTGCTATTGGACTATTTAATTCTTTAATTCCTGTATCTATTGTGTGACATATATCTTTATTGATAGAATCTAATTCTACATCTGTTAATGTAGGAAATATTTTTAGTAATCTATTTTTCATCTCTTCTTTTTTAATATCTCCTGATTTTTCTATATCTTTAAATTCATCTTCCAATCCAAAATACATACCTCTAGCAATTCCTAATGCACGATTATACTGTACTGCCTTACCCTTTTCTTCTATATACGCTTTGAATTTAGCTATAAAATATGGAATTATTATACTTAATATCGCAGTTAATATAGTTACTATACTTTTAAACACTAAAGCCATTATTTGTTCCTTCATTAAACTCACTCCTTATATTTACAAATTTTAGTTATATTTTTATCTAGGACAAGTAGCCCTTTTAGGTATCCATGCTTTGATTCCATCAATATCTACTAAGTAATATTCTAATTTCTCATCTTTAGCAGTAATTAAATCATTACGATAGAAAAATTTTACTATATTCATGAATCCATCTCTTACAAATACGGCAGGAGAATCATAAGCCATTTTTAAAGGTAATGGTTTAAATGTTGATTTAGGTGCTTCATTATGAATTGGTTTACCATAATAGGTACATACTCCTTTTACTATTGCATCAGCGATTCCTTTGATACCAACCCTCCTATAAATACCTACATCTTCTTCATTATCACAGAAAAATGGTTCTATTATTACTGCTGTCATTTTAGTGTGTCTAAGTTCATAAAGTCCTCTTGTATCTTGTTTTGCACCTCTATTATAAAATCCTAGTTGAGCCAATTCATTTACAATACATTCGGCTAGTCTTTTCCCACTAGATGATGAATAAACTACTTCGCAACCTTTGGCCGAACCATTAAAAGAATTTAAATGACAAGATATAAAAAAACTAGATCCATTTGAATTAGCTAAATTAACTCCATGTGCTAAATCTTGCTTTATAGTAGATGTTCTTGTTGGAGTTACATCTTGTATATCAAATCCATTTTCCATAAGTCCTTTAATTACTAAAGGATAATATTTTCTATCTTCTGTTACTTCATTGACTATACCACTAGCACCAGTTACCCCATAATTATGTCCACCTCGTACTGAACCTTTTATCATAAGAGTTCACCTTCTTTCTTGTTAAAAATAAAGGAGAACGTTTAATCCTCCTTTACTTTACTTAATATTAATTATTTCAATTATTCCATTATTATTTTTATACTCGATTTCTACAACATCTTGATTATATTTTTCTTTAGGTATCTTAAAACTAAATCCGCCTATTTGAACTATGTTATTTTGATTAATATTTTTAAATATAACAATTCGCGTGTTATCAGAATCATCTTTTTTATTCTTCTTGGTAGATTTAGTTTTTGGCTCTTTATTTTCTTTCGTTGGTAAATCCGTTTTTGTTTTAATTGGCTCTTTTTGAGTGTTATCCTCTTGAACATCCTTTAATTCTTCCATATTATTACCACCTTTTATTCTTCATCAAATTCTATATCAAAGATAACCATATCTTTACCAGTTGTTGGTTTAAGACACTCGAAATCAAATTTAAACGTTGATGGCTCACCTTCACCCTTCATATTTACTTCAAATTTAGTTTCTAATTTAGCTTTTGGAATAGTTATATGACAAGGTCTATCAATACCATCTTCTGTTCTGAATAATGTATCTGCTTCCAATGAAAATGTCTTAGGGAAGTCATTGCTTGTAATTTTTAATGTTGTTACTTTATTCTTAGACATATAATAATAATCAACTAATATTATTGTGCCTTCAGGTAAATCATTATTTAAAGTTATTTCGTTACAACCTAATGATAATGAATATTCTCCTTCTTTTGGTGAACCTAGTTCTTCTTGAGTTGTTTTTGTTAATTCCATGCTTGGTATAGTGCCACTGACATCACTATAAGCAACATATAATATATGTTTGTTATCAACGACTGCTTTTTCTGATAATTTAATTTTATGTTGTTTGTCTACAATTAATTTTTCTTTTTTATGTATAAGTTTCTTTTCTTTACTTATTTTACTTCCTGATAGAACTGCAAAAGATTCAGGTGATAATAATGCATCCTCGTTTTTGAATTTTACTTGTTTTTTTCCATTCCAACCAATTAAACGTGGTACTCCTTGACCACCTGTAGCATATACTGTATCACTACCTGTTTCTATACTATTCATTTTTAAAGTTTCTAAATAAATCACAGGCTTTTTATTTGTTATATCCTTTATTGTTACATTGCATACTTCTCTTGAACCAAATCTCATAATGTTTAATTCCTCCTTTTACTTTTCATTTTAATTTAATTTTTTTATAAATGTTGGACTTTCTCCATTTTGTTCAGCACCTTGTAATAATGCTTGTATATTAATGTTATACTGTTCTAATATCTGCATCCTTTGAAATTGATCGTTAAATTGAAACATATTATAATCCCATATATTAGTAATATTTGTGTGTTGATTATAAGAACAATATATTGATACTAAATCAAATAAAGTTAAGTCATTATTTTTGTTTGATTTTTGCAACTTTTTCTTACCTTTTTTTAATTTGGCTAATATTTCTCGAGCCTTTTTACTTTTTACATTGAATTCATTTTCCTTTTTTTTATCTATAGAATTCTGTATTTTAACAATTGTTTGTATATCTTTAAGTATTTTATCTGTAATTATATTGTCTTCCAAAATTTCTGAAACATATAGTTTATTATTAAATAAATGTATTTTACTTCTTAAAAATAATGATAAAGAGTTTAAAAATATATTTCTAAAACTAGCATTTTTTATACAGTTGTTAATTATGAAATCTAAAGTAGTGATATTAGATAATTCTTCATTTTTGTCGTTAATATCATCTATGTTTATGCATACATAATTTAGCGATTGATTATAAATATCATATCCCAACATCACAATTTCTTTTAATGTTAATGGGTATATAGTTATTGACTGAGTTATTTTTGTAGGTATATTGGCTAATGTTTTTAATTTAATTTCATCAATATTAATATTTTCATTGTCCTTATTTAGCTCAACCATAGTTATCTAAAATCCTTTATGAAATATCTTAAACTATATCCAACCATATCATTAGTCATAATAATGTTCCAACTTAATTTATTTAAGTCTCCTAGTCCTAACCCATGTGATCCTGTTAAAGTCTTTTGTATTTCATATTTAATCTCTAAATCTCTCCTACCTTTGTTAACAATAAGAATATCCTTATCATTACTAACTAATATATCTATCTGTAAAGTAGCATCTTGAAATATTCCTCCTTGCTCTCTACCATCAATCCAATTTACATAAATACGACTACCTTTAACAGTTGTAGTATTTATATCTTTAGGATAAGGATATATATATTCATTAATAATAGGATTTTGTTTAGTAATTTCAATATCATTAGCTTTAAATGGTTGATTATTCGGAATGGTTAATAGCTTTAATAAATTTTGATTCTCCATTAATGTATATATTACATCAAAAAGATATTTATTTAATATACAACTTTCTTTTAATTCTAATCCATGTTTAAATTCACTATCTTTATAAGTTGTAATTGGCAATTAAAATCAACTCCATTCTATTCAGCCAATAAAGGTTCTGTATGAAATTCTAATAAGCCCATAGCTGTTAAATCTTCGCTATATAATAAAGATTCTCTGATTTGCATTTCTCTTTCATAGGTTACTGGCAAACTTTGATATATATAATCATCTTTCAAGTTATCATACACTGTTAATAAAAATTGACCTTTAACAATATGTACAGAGTCTTTTAATTTGTAAATCACATCATAATATTGAAATTGGCTTTTAACCATTTCTAATGTAAGATTTAAAGGTTTATCCACCATCTTTTTAACTTGCTTATGTTGATCTCTCTCTACAATTTGATCTTCTACTATCTCAACTTTTTCAGTTTTAGCAGTTATTAAATAAACTGTATTACTTGAATCAACGGCAAATTTACCTATACTGTCTTTAGAATCTATTTCAGCCATAGATATTTCTTCTAGTTGTACACCATCATCATCAATTACATCTACAAAGTGATTAGCAATACTTGAATTGGGTTCACAAATTGATGGTAGTGGTTTTAGTTTTACCACTGCTACATTTGTGTAAGTTACTGTATCTAAAGCTATAATATCATCTCTAGTCAAATGCCATTTCTTCTTTTTTTCATTTATCATCATCTATATCTCCTTTCGTTTGCTTTTATTTTTAATGTAGTTTTCATTGCTATCAATCTATATCCAAGCCGATATAATCTCAATCCTTTTAATTTCTTCATTGTTTATTATATTCTTACAATGTAATAGAATTATTCCCTCATCTTGATTGTGATTAGCTTGTATAGTACAAGTACAATTTTCTTTATCAACTTTAATAATTTTAGCTAGTTTAGTTTCCTTACCATTCTCATCAGTTAAGGTAAACTCACACTTATCATTATACGGTTGTCCATTATCTACAAATGTAACTTTATATGTAGCGTTTCTTCCCCATGCAAGTGTTGATTTACCATCAATTTGGGTTGTAAAGTTATTAGTTTCATTTTCTAAAATTTGTATATCTATAGATTTTTGAATTCCTTCATATTTAATTGTAAGTTTACAAGTTCCATGCTTTAATCCTATTATTTTATCATCTTCAATTTTAGCTATCTCCTCATTTGAAATAGTATATTTCAATATAGGATTATCAACTTTTATATCATTCTGGAAGCATTGAATATCAATGGTTGTACTTGTTCCAAGAGTTGATAAAATTGGGTTTTTATTTAGTATTTTAAAATCATAATGGTTCTGATATTTATAGTAATCAGCTATACCTAATTCAATATTATCAGTATTACTATTAAATTCATTTTGTTCGCACATTATTGTTAGCAACCCTTTATCATCTTCATTTATAAAAGTTACTTTCCAACAATGTCTGTTAATTATTAATCTCATATCTTCATATACAGTTTTAGTAATTTCATTATTGGGTAATAAAATACTTTCCTTTGAATTACCCCATTGTATGAATTTATCTTCTTTAACTCCTGTAGTATATAATTGTTCATTATTTACTAATGCAATATGAGTTTGTATATTACCATCTTTATCAATCCATTTTAATAAATGATTAAATTTTCTTAATTTAGAAGTGTTGTAAAATAGGTTATCTTTATCTATATCAGAAATAACAATATAATCATTATCCATATACTTCACCATATATCCTCTATTAATATCCACATCTTTAGATAAGATTAAATATCTTTCTTCTTTATGTTCATTCGTAGGATTGCTATGGTTTCTTACTATTGCATTTTGTTTATTTCCTTCGATTAATATACTTGTGCCTTCTGATTTTAACTGTTGTTGGAATAATTTATAAGCACTCCATTTGACCTTGTCAACTGTTGGAGAACGATAATTACTATAATCTTTCATATATATCGTCCTCCCTTAGTTATAATCAAAGTCTTCCATATTATTTAATAGTTCATTGATTTTGTTTTGAGTTCTTGCCAAAGTTGATTCTCTTCCTTGTAATTGTTCCCTATAGAATTTTTGGCCAACTTCTTTTTGAAATGGTTGCCATAATTCTTCAAACTCAATTAATTCATTTTCTAAATATGAATACCTTAAACAATAAGCTAACAGTAGCAATTGGTTGTTATCTAAAAGAATATTCACCTGTTCCTTTTCATCATCATAGTTTAAATTTGTATAAGATTCATCAATTACAGTATTATAATGTATAATTGCATTATGTATTAATTGATATTTACCTTCATTTGATTTAGGTAGATTATCTGTATCTATACCACAATTATCAAGAAAACAAGTGAATATTTCATCATAGGAAGTATATGAGGTCACTTTAAATCACCTCACTTTATTATTTTTCATACATTTCTTTTAAATTTTTATCAAAGAATAAATCAGAATTTTCGTATTCTAAACCTGCCCACTCACAGATTACTTTTCTTTTAGCACTAGAATCTACTCCTTCATCAACAGCAATTGCTACAATATATTTTTTTAAATCTTCAATAATAGCTTGTTCTTTACCATCAGTTAACTCTTTTAATTTCTTCTTAAGAGATAAATGATTTCCTTCAGTTAGTAGATTAACAACCTCTTGTTTAGTCATAGCTATACTTTCAGCTTGTTCTATTTCAGGAATGTTTTCCTTCGCCAATTTAACATCTTCATCTTCTGTTTCTTTTATAATTAAAGCTCCTGTTTGAAATACTGTAGTTTGATTTTGTAAATAATCAAACACTTCAAATGGTACAGGCCTTTCATTCAATATTGAACCTTTTGTACCTTGCCATGTATACGTAGTAGTAGTTCCATCATGTGGGTAATTTACTATAAACGGTGTTCCTTGCTTTCTTATTAATATAACTTTTTTATCTTCCATTATTATCTTCCTTTCTATTCAAATTATTTTTAATTAGTTGTATAAAGAAGGGCTATTAACCCTTCTTTGATTATAGTTTTATTGCTTTATCACATATATATCCCATTGCTTGTCCTGTAAGTAAAGTTACATCTAATCTGTAATCAATTTTCATATATACAGCTTCATTTTCAATTGATGGCATGTCTTGTGCAGTTCTTAATCCACCAAATTCAGTAATTTTGAATGGGGACTTTTTACCACCTGCTAGCATTACTCCTTCATTTACAGGTAAATCTACTTTGGAACTTTTGTCATCTATAAATGGATTATCAGTGGCTATACAAGTAGTTCTTGATACCTTGTCTATATTTACATCTCTTAATAAAGTATTTTTTAACTCATCAGATAAAAATACATTTTTAACCCCACCAACTTCGGCAGAACCTTGCGCTAAAGCTAAAGCATCTATTAAATTAATATCAGCTATTAGTACAGGTGTTACTCTACCATATCTTAAAAGATTATTTTCTATAGTTCTAAAATCAGTTAATTTAATATTTGAACCTTCCCATACTTGTTTTGCAGGAATTTGAACTGCTTTAACTGCTTTTCTTGTAGCTTCCATAATCTTTTTAAATAAATACTTAACCTTGTATTCTTGAACATAGTTAACAGCATTTCTAAATTCGTTGACAGGATCAGAAATCATTCTATCTATATTATAATAAACACCGAATTGATGATTTTCTGGTCTTGCAGATATTTCTTTTCTATAAGGTGAAATTCTCACAAAATCTACTCCTGAAGCAGTAGCACTTAAAGCCATAGAAATTCTTGCTTGTTTTTCTAACACATATTTTTTTGAATCATATCTACCGACTTTTGAATAATCGGAAATTGCATCTAATATAGGTTTAATTTGTGCTTCAGCTTGTTTATCAGCCACCTCTACTATTAAAGCATTAAAACTTCTTAATTCTTCCATGTTTCTTACTTCACCATTTGAAGTAAAAACTTTATTACATAAAGCTTTTATAGCTTCTTCATCTGATAGTATAGTTTTACCTGTTTCATCCTTCTTTTCGATCATTTTGTTATTGTACACTCTTGTTGCTAATTCTTTCATTTTGTTAAAATCCATTGTATAATCCTCCTTAGATTCACGTTTATATTATGTATATTTTAATTTTTTTATATTATTGACACTCTAGTCTTACTGTTTGCTTATCAAAAGCAAATCCAAAATCAGTATTTACACTTACTATGTTAAATTTGTTAGCTGACTCAGCATAGTTTGCATGAGCAGATGATGGATTTGAAATTATATATTTTTTCTTTGCAGTATCAAAATGTGCTACCATTCCTTGTTTAACTTCTTTAACTCCCCCATTTAGTTCTATTGCAGACGTTTCAAATCTAACTCCTGTTTCAAGTCTTGTTAATCTTACCATTTCATCTTTCGCATTGAAGAAATCTACATAAGTTTCTCCTTCCATAAGTTGTTCTTCCTCAACTGTTGTTAATAAATATCCTTTTTTCTTATGGTCTGATAATGGCTTGCAGGTTAAATTACCTTCTTCGTCATATTCTCCTAACTCAACTAATGTGAAGTTATCAATTTCATCTTTGTCCTCACAAACTAATTTTGCACCATTAACTATATGTTTTGCCCATATAGTATTTAAATTTCCTATTTCGTGATTTCCTCTTACGGATATAGCTTTGTATAATCTTGTTGACATATTATTATTTCCTCCTTCGGGTTTAATTAATTTAATTTTATTATTTTTTAAATCCATAAAATTCTTCAAACTCATCTACGGTTTTGTTTAAATTTTCATTACTTGTACATGGTTCAGTTATGGAATTTATACTTATTTTAGTATCTGGTATTAATTTATCATCTGATTGTATTGGTACAATTTTTGATACAATCATATTATTTAACGCAAATTTAGCTTTTTCAGCTTCATCTTCTTTAGCATTTATAGATTGCTTAATTAAATTTTGAACTTCTTCTTTTCCAAAATCCTCTAAAGCATCTACACTTTCAAATTTCTCTTTGTAGTATGTAGTAGCACTATTTAACTGTTTTTGATATTGTTCTTCGTTATATTTATCCACTATTGGTTGCATTTCTTTAACTTTTGCATTTAAAGAAGTTAAAGTTGCTGTTAATTCATTAAACTTTTTAACCGTAGATTGGTCTTCATCTTGTTTAGATGTAACTTTTGAATTTAATGATTTAATAGTCTCATCTTTTGAATTTAATTGTTTTTCTAATTCTGCTATTGTATCATTAGCAGTTTTTAATTCGGTTTCTTTTTCTTTTAAAGCATTTGTTGATTTTTGAACTTCTGATACGGGTATCCAATCATCAGAATGTTTAACTTGTACCTTTTTGTCATATGAAATTACAACATCATCATTTTCAATTGTATAAGGAACTTTATAATTTACCCATTTGTCTCCTTCATAGTTTTCATATACGAAATAGTTTTCAGTTGGGTATATTGCATAACTACCTACCCATACATTGTAGTATTCATCTGCTGTCATTACTTTACTTAAAGCATCCATTATCTTACTTCTTATATCTCCTAATGATATTGAATTAAGAGATTTTATAAAAGCATTTTTCACAATACCTGCCTCCTTGTTTGTAGAATTATTTTGTTTGTTAATTACTTGATTAATAGCTTTGTTCCATGTATTTTTTTCATTTAAACTCAACAATTGTGCTGAATCATATGCAGGTTCTATTTCTATACAATCACCCCTGTATTCTGAATTTAAAAGTGTATGAGCTGTATATAAAATAGGACTTTGTATATGTTCAATTCCGTCTATCATATTATAATTACAATATAAAAATTCAACGGACATATGTATTTTGACACCATTGTTAAGCCATTCCATAAGCAATCCTGTAACGTCTTGATATTTGTCATCATTCCAAATAACTATATCACCATATAATACTCTTTTGGTGTTACCATTTTCATCGGTAAAATCATCAATATAAACATTCTCAATGAAACCTATTGCAATAGTGTCTGTAATTACTACATCATCACCATTTCTATTTTTACTTTCTTTTTCTTCATGATCTCCTAATGCATCTATACCGTTATTTTCTTCATTGCTTATGTATTTACACACAATTCTTTTTCCTATTAAAGTATTCATATTCTCGACACAAACATCTTCGCTAATAATTTGATTATTCCAAGATTTTTCAAAGTCATGAATTATAACCGTACCTTTTAATAAAGTAGGATCTTCCTCATTAATTTCAATACTGTTAAATTGTGCTTTAAACGTAGATTTCTTTTGCTTTTTATCTTCTGACATTTATTGTATCACCTCCTTTCAATAGAAACACAATTATCTTTCTAAATACCATTTTTTAATTTCATCTTTAGTTTTATCTTTTAAATTATTAAATAATTCATCTTTTATAACTAATTTTTTCCCATTATTAGATATTAGAATAGAATTATTATTTTTAACTATTATAATGTTGTTTTTCATTTACAACTTCCTTTCTAAACATTTTGCACTTAGATACCTCGCTCTTTACTTTCTATAGTTGCGTCACTTGAATCAGAATCATCTAATTTTGGACTTCCTATATCATTTCCATCCTTACCACTAAGAACATTAGTATTTAACGGTGGTATAATCTTTTCTCTTAATTTTAATTTTTCTATTTCATAAATAGATTCTTCAAAATATTCTTCAGAACTTATACCTAGTATATCTAACACATACTTAGCTGAATATCCTTGTGCTTCTAATTTAATCAATGTATCAAGTTTTTTCTCTCTTTCGATAGGAGTATCTTTATTATATTGAAATATATAATTACAACCTTTTTCTTCACCTAATATAATATCTATAAGTTGATTATATATTTCCTCTATAATTTCTAGCATAACACCTATTTTTTTATAGAATACATCTAAATTTAATTTAGCTGATGCATAATTACCTTTTGTACCATTTGTTAAAACTTGCGAAATACCTGTAGCATTAGTTATGTCATTATCAATAGAATCATATTTTTTAGGATCTAATGTTTTATCTCCATTTTTTATTTCTGGGAATTCAAAAGTTGCAAAATCAGGCATAGCAATACAAGCAATACCATTCTTATCTTTAACGCCTTTTTCTAATGCTCTTTTAACACCTGCCAAAACTTTTCTTTTAGCACTTTCTTTAACTTTAGAATCATTATCATCCTTACCTCTAAATTTTAAAACTGCCATAGCTTTTATTATTTTATCTGCTATAGATTGTTCTAAATCTCTAAGTTTTTGTTTATGTTGAATATCAAATAAAGTTTGAGTACCATAAGGTATACCTAATCTTTGATTTCTACTTAAAGTATGTATTCTTGCTACCAAAGTTTTACTAATAGGCAACATTATATATCTTAAAGCATCTTCATTTTCACCATTATACTCTTTCCATTTTTTATATTTATTTTCTGTTATCAACGGAGATAAATTTTCAAATGTTAATTTTCTTTCTAATTCAGACATTTCATCAAACCACTGTAAATCAATAACTGCCACCATTTTTCCTTTTGCTCGCCCATATGGAAATACATATTTTAAATTATTGAATACATTAAAATAAGGTTCTCTTTTAGAACCTAACCAAGTACCAATTAAAGTACCACTGTGAGCTAATTGAACTAATAAGTCTCTAGTTAATTGTTTGTGTTGTATTTTCTTTTCTAAATAAAGATTTATTGTAGATAAATCTTCTTTATAATCTTTATCTCTTTTTAACACTTTAATTTGATAATCTAATGGAGGTAAACTAAATATTAAATCATATAATTGAAATACATTTCCATCAATAATATAATAATAGGTTAACAAATTAACTATGTTATTGATATATTTATCAGGATTATTAAACCATAATTGTAAAGTGTCTAAGTTAACAGTTTTTATCTTACCATTATTACATAAATCCATTACAAAACCATCTATAAAGGCATCAACTACATCATCATATGTGTTGTATTGTCGTTCTAATTCATTTATATGTTCTTGTAATTGCTCTATTTGCAAAGATTGCTTTTCTATTGTTGTAGATTTATTTTTACTTCCTTTTGTTCTTGCCAATTTTGAATAGCCACCTCCTTTTGTTTTGATTATTTCTTATTTATTATTTACTATTTTTCTAATTAGTTTTTGTTGTTATTTAAATGTAATATACTAATGGATCATCGTCGTCATATTCGTCATCTGTTTTATTTTTGGGTTCTAAATATCTCGTTATCCACCAAACACCATATTCAACCGAACTGAATCTATCTTTTCTTCTTGAAGATGTTATAGGTTTTAATGCTATGTTATGACCTTTCATTTCAACTTCTAACTGCATCATTTCTTGTATCAAAGCATCTGTTTGATAATAATTTTGAAGCATCATTATTTTTGTATCTTGTGAAATTTTTTTACTCTTGCCTTTAATTTCTTGTTCAGCTTCCATAGGCGTAGTCAAAAATCTAATACTTTTAGTTTGTATATGACCTAAAAATGTATTGTGTATATCATTGTTAATTTCAGCTGTTGTTGTTTTCATGCCATGTAAAATAGGTAAACTACCTTGTATTACTGATCCTTTGTTTTCATCGGCATTTACAGAAACTAATCCATATGGTTGATACGTCTTTCCATATTCTTCGTCTTCGGTAGTATCAGTTAAATAATCTAAAAGTCCTGAACCGATACCATTAATATCAACTAACAAAGCTTTTGCTTGGTACTTCTCTACCAACCTTTTTAACATTATACATTGATTTTTAAAATGCATAATACTATTAACGTTATTATTATTCTTATTCTTATCTTCACATGAGTACATTGCTACTACATTTTTAAAATAACTACCATCTGTTCTAGGAGTACATCTGAATATTGTAGCAATTGAAGCGTCGTTTGCAGTTCCACCTTGTCTAGCTACATCATAAGATATAATATAAAAATCATCCTTGTGATTTTTAAAATCTGCTTCCAATTCACAATGTTTAATAACTCTACAATTATTAATATCATCCAATTTGAAAAATGCCTTATCCGAGAATTTAATCCATATACTTCTATATTCCCTATCAAATGATAACTGTGAATATGAACTATCATTAGTAATAGCATCAACCTTAGATTGTTTTAATAATCCATGATATAGAGGTAACTCATAGCTAGAACCAAATACGCAATACGTGTTTTTACCTGAGTAACTAGATTGCTTACTCATCTGGTGCAACATATCTACTTGTTTTCTACATATAGCAGTATCATAAAATCCTGCTGTGGTAACATACCATAATTGTTCGTCAAACTCATTTTCATCTTCTATGCCTCTAGGAGTACGTCTCTTAACATTAAACATTGGAAGAATAGCTTCATTTAATGTCTGTACATCTACATCAAAAGCTTCTTCTATACATCCTTGATTTTTTCTTCCACCTCTTGAATTATTATGACATCCTACTACACCTAACCAAGATTTATTATACATTTCTACTTCTACATAATCTTTTCCAACTGATTTATTTTTAATTTCTTTAGCTATAACTGGTAAAAATCTTTCTATTTCATCTATCTTTTCATTAGCAATATCTCTACCTTGTTGTTTGGAGCCTGAAGCAGTTATAGAATTTTTCAATCCTGCATACATAATATCTTTAAGTAAACAAGCCAACACTTCAACAAAACTTTTAGCACTTCCTCTTGTTAAAGTACCAAAACAATATTGGTATCTAAACAATAATCTTAACATTATTCTTTGGTATGGATATAATTTAAAATAACTATCTTGAGGAGTCACCATATCTATAAATATATCTGGGTAAGCTCTAAAAAACGAAGCCCACATTATAAAATTCTTTTTATTATCTTCAAACTTTTTTATCTTTTCTTGTGCTTTTTTATTGTCTTTTTTCTTAAATGATGTAAATGAAGGATTATATCTATCATACCTATTTTTAGTTACATTATTATTTTCATTTTTGAAATTTTTGAAACTACCCATTATTTACACCTTTTTTAGATGCATGTTTTGGCATAATAACTTCTTGACCTTTGATATAATCATAATTCATAAATTCTTTTACATCACCTAATTTAGCAGGTTCATACCCTAACAATGTTCTATTATAATTGATAAAACAAAATATAGCATAATCTAAATCATCTAATATTAAATCAGGAAATTTTGGTATAAAACCTTGTTTTTCTACAAACTCAAAAAATTCAGAAAATCCATTAACGTTACCCATTTCACTTCTATTAAATTGAGCAGGTTTTAATTTCCCTGATTCCATATACTTATCAAACATTTGTCCCCATTTTTGAGCTTCACTTGCGTTCCCTGATGCTATAGCTTGTTTATTTTTTAATTGATATAAACAAGCCGTTCTCAAATATTCTTCTTGTGACCTATTATCTATATCAAAATCTAAACACATATCTTCATATATATCTTCTAACATTTCATACTCTTCTTTACTATATCCCTTACCCCATTTGGTTTCATACTCTGTTAAATTGTGTATGATTTTAGATTGATTTACGTCACTTGTATCATTATCCTTCATTTTGTTTTGTGGTTTAAAAATACTATGCACCCACGTCATTCCTTGCATTTGATGTAATGAATTTATATTTTTTATATACGTACCAAATGTATCGTTTTTGCTTTTTTCTGCTATTTCCCAATACTCATAAATAAAAGGCAAATCCATTTGTCTTAATATAGTATATATAGTATTAATATCATTGTAATTAATTTTATCTTTTATACATTTTTTACATATCGGCAATCGCCCATCTTTTGCAATTAAGTTATTGTTTGTTTGATAAAAGTTAGTTTCTGTTTTTAATTTTCTGTGACATTCAGTACATTCTTTCGAGGAATAACTCTTTTTTAATTCACTCACTTTCTTTTACTCCTTTCTAAATTTTCACATAATAAAAAAGAAGCTATATTTAAATAGCCACTTAATTCTTAAGTTTCCTTATGGGATTTTTACATCTTATAATTATCCTATGGATATTTTATTTATAATCACAATTAGACGTACCTGCTAAGATACGCCTTATCTAACTATATCTATATAATATTTTTAATTCTATTTTAATTTAATTTTATATGTAATATTTCTTTAATAGTTTTCTTATATAATCTAGTCCGTTTTGATATACTACAGTTTTAACATTTATTTTAATTTCACCGTTAGGTTTCTCAAATTTATTCTCAATAGTTCTAAAGTATTTACCGTCTACAAATCTTTGATAAGGTACGTTGTTACTCATCAACACATCATGCTCTCTAAGAAATTTGAATAAATTATTCCTTCCTATACCCATATTTAAAACTTTTGCACATTCTCCCATGTCTATAGTATCTTCACTTTTAGTTACAGTATCATAGAATTCAGCTTTAGGTAGCATAATATAATTTTCTTCTTTTAGTTTTTCATTTTCTTCAGCCTTATCAGCCAATTCTCTTAAAGCTTCTGCATACGTTTGTGGCAATTTATATGTAGTTATTTGTCTTAAACTTTCTTCCATCTTATTAAAAGCATCAACATAAGTTGCAGTAAATAATACACCTTTTTTACCTATCATTTTATTAGCTATCATTTCACAGCCTTTTTTTGTTACTAAATAACACTCATACGTTTTATTGTTACCTTCTGTTTTATATGTGGATTCAATAAAAAAATCTGAAAATCCAAGGTTGGATTCTCTCAAAATTTCAATATATCCTCTAATATCCCTCATTAAATGCGAATGTTTCTTATCAACCATCCTTGCCACATCTCTACTATCTGTTAATAACTTCCCATTTTGATTTATTACTTTTAATTCATTTTTCATTTAATCGACCTCTTTCTTTTATTTTAGTAATATATACACTCTTATATATTCCAATTGACATTCGACTTAATATAATTAGGTATACAAAAAGGACTAGAATTTAATCTAGCCCATTTGGAAAATATATTACCAAAATCATAAAAGGGTGGTCGAATACCCATTGCAACATATAAATAAAGTAGAATCAATATTTCTATTAATCCTACTTTTTATTTTTAATTCATTTGTAAATAAAATTTAGTTTTTATATAATAAAATACTAATCTTCTATTATTACAGTATGTACACGTCGAATATTATAACCTTTATTTCTTAAATAATATGATAATTTAAATTCCACTTCAGATTTTCCATCTACGTATATACTAACGTGTTTATCTTTCTCAATATATTTTTCTATGATATTGACAATATTATCTACTATTGTATTTTCCTTTATTTTTAATGCAATACATGCTTTTCCACTTTTACACAAAGTCATTATATCACCAACATAAGATAATATACAATAGTTTTCCTGTTTTGATATATGTGTTGTAACTTTTGCTGACTGAGGTAGATTAATTGTTGGTACATTATTGTCTACAACAGTCCATACTTTACGATTTCTAATATCTTTATCTCCATTTTGTTCCCATACAGTCACCTCTTGATTTACACAGCCATTATCATCTTCGATTTTATATTCGCTATACATTAATTTCCAATCATATTTTTTAATTAATTCTACAACTTTTTCATAGGCTTGGATAAGATTTTTGTACATGCTAAAATTGTTACCTTCCAAGCATTTATTAATTTTATTTCTTAACATATTTTCTTCTTGCTTTAGAAAGCTTACCACATTTTCATTAAAATTTTTGTTTTCCATATTATTCTCCTTCTGACTATCGGGAGTCACCCATATTCTTGAATATATTTATATACTCACTGATATTAGCAATCTACAACAGTTACCAACTAATGCAAATTGCTAACACTATTAATATATAAATAAAATTTAGGGGGTATATGAAAACTATATATAAACTTAATTTAATAAGCTTATAATCAATATTTAAATTTTTAATCTACTTTTACTTTAATATTAAATAATTCTCCAATTGCTTTTAAAGTATCTATAATTCCTTGTTGATATATTTGATCTAATACTTCATCTTTTTCATCTTCACAACATTCATCACAACATTTACAACATTCACAATGTTCTTTATCAGAATTGTACACATAATTTTCTTCTAATGATTTAAGATTTTCTAAATCCTCATCGTCTTTATTATCAAAGTTCTTAATTATTATTACATTTTCGCTTTCATTGCATTTCTCTACAATATCTTCACCATATTCATGTAATATAGACTCTTGAATAAGTATATTATCAGCTAAGTATTCATCATACAAGTTTCCGTCTTTATTTGTTAAAAATTCGATAATAAAATCATTATCTCCATATTTAAAAACACTATAATAAGGATACTCACAATCTAATTCTACGCTGAAATAATACTCGAAATCATCTTTACTATACTCCGAATACTTTAATATTTCCCATGCAGTTTTATAATCACACAGGAACATTACTTCCTTATCAGTATTGAAATAATTTTCTATTATACAATCTAAATTATATTCTTTAACATTTAACTTTTTCATTTAATCAATTCCTTTCTATTAATCATTTTAATCTATTATCCACTTTATTTAATTTTAATTTTCTAGTAAAAATAGCAACCACAATATATGTAGTTGCTTAATTTAAGTTGTTTTATTTTTCACCTAACTAACGTCCTTTCTACGGTATTTTTGTTATATGTATATGTAGTCTAAATAATTAGACTTATAATCACCTTTTAAATAATAATTTTTCTAGCAATATTATAAAAGGTATAGCTAGTATCACTCCAACTATAGAAAAAAGTATGGTTTCCAATTTAATCATCCTTTCATTACAATATTAATGTATAATCTTCTTTTTTATCATTCTCTTTTAATTCTTCTAAGTAATATGTTTTAATGTTATTATAATTAACTTTCTCATCATTATTGTATCTTATGATAGTATAGCAATAATCTTGCTTAGTATAATTTAGCTTACCACAATCAGCATATTTCATAGGGTTACACATACAGCCATTTTCTACAGCAAATATACCTTGTCTACGTGATACTATCATTTGACTTTGCTTATGAGTATGTCCAAATACTGCAACATCAAATTTTTCTTGTTTATTTAAGAAATGTGCAACTACTGACTCACATAATCTACCATCAATCTGTGAGAATCCTTTTGGATGGCATACTATTAATTTTTCGTCTAAATTTACATACCAATGGGGAATATACGTAATGTCTTCAATTCCTTCATAAGTTACTTTTTTATCATCTTCATAGATTGTAAATCCATCTACAAGCATACTTAAAATATTAGGATTTAAAAACTTTTGTAAATCCTTCTTTTGCATATTACAAATTTCCTTATATAATCTTTCTTCATGATTTCCATTAAATAATACTATCTTTTGTCCATTATTTAATATTCTTCTTACTTTCTTTAAGAAATTATATGCATAAATTAACTCTTGTACTAATGACATTCTTTGTACTTTAGGGAAACTTGATATAGCTTCACAATCCATTAAATCTCCTGCTATAACTAGGGTATCAATCTCATGCGAATGTTTTTGTATTATTTCTAACGCATCTTTTCTTTCATAAGGTATGTGAAGATCGTTTATAATCATTACATTTTTATCATATTTCTTATTTAATTCTATTAAGGTATCTTGTCTACCTAAGTTATAATCAAAACTACGACATCTTCTAGTAGATTCACCTAGATTCTTACCTTCTGTTTCATTCATTAACTTCCATATTTTCTTATTATTTAATCCATATGCAACTTTGTTTCTATATAATCTAGCTTCATACTGTCTGATAGTTTCATTATCTTGTTTTTTAATTTTATTATCTAACATTAATAAACTAATCCCTTTCTATTTAATTCATTTTCATATTTTTTTATAATGTCTGAAATATCTACATCATTATCTCTACATAATGCTACTATTGTACTTACTGCATTGGAAAGTTCTTCATCATGCAACATTTTTAAAGTTCTTGGCTTAGTCTTTTTACCTGTTGAGTTCATAAAATTTGTGATTCTAGCATTTATATTTATACTATGTTTGTACAATATTTCTTTCTTGAACTTAGTCCATGCTTCACCAAAGTTACCTAATTTACTTCCGTAAGCTCTAACTAATGCGTTAATTAAGCTTCTATCAGCCCATTTTAAGTTCTCACCACTTAACAAATCATTTTCTTTATCTAATATTTCATTATCATCTTTTAATTGTATTATTTGTTTTTGTTGATTTTCTATATTCTCAAATAAACTTTTAACAATAGTTTTATGTGTATCATCTAACGCACCAAAATATGTATTAACCATTAAGTCTGCATTGGCTACATATCCACCTGTTTTACGAATAGTAGGTAATACTTCGCTCGTTACCCACTTTCTAAAACTCTTACACTTTTCTGTTTTAGCTTCAAGCATAAAATCATAAAGCATTTCTTCATTTAAATATTTTAGTCCACCTTGGACTAATGGCTTAATTTCGGCATTTTTAATAGTATTACTTACTCTCTCTTTTCTGCATTGTACGTATGTTTTACCATTTATAGTATTAGTTTTTACATATCCTAAAGCCATACCAGTTGAATACAACTCAAATAAAACTTGTCCATCTTTTTCAATCATTTCAACCTTATTACCTTCAAATTGTTTGACTATTTCTAATTCTTTTCCCATAACCATCATTCCTCCTAATATTTTTGATTTAAAATAATAAAAGAGTTAGCATTTCGCCAACTCTAAATTTCTTAATGGTGGGTAATTATCCCACAAATTAAGAGGATATGATTTCTGCATGTTTCACAACATTCATATTATCATCAATTAAATATCCATTAGGAACTTACCCTAATATTAATTAAATATTTAATTGTAACTATCAATATTAAATTTTATATGTATATTTTAATTTATTTATGCTATATTATTTAAGTTATCATTTATTAATTGTAATCCTTGTTCAGTTATTCCAATATTCTTAAATCCACCATTATCATAAATCTTAAAATATTTATCACCTTTGTTATTAACTTCTTTAATAGTTTTATGTATATAACCATTATTTTTTGCCCATCTTGTAATCTGCCCTTTTTTAAGATTAAATGATTTGGTAGCATCTGTAATACTTGCTATTCCGTTTTTATCTAATCTTTTCTTAGCTAATGCAACAAGTGGTCCATCTTCTTCAATCTTTTTAATTAATAAAACTTTTTCTTCTTGCTCCTTTATCCACGCCTTAGCTCTTTCAATAGGGTCTTGTATTAAATAACTATCAGTTCGATTTTGTTCCATCTGATTAAACTTTTCAACGTATTTAGCCGTGAATAAAATTCCCTTTTCACCTGTAAACTTATTAGCTATAAATTCACAACCCATTTTAGTAAATAAGTAGCATTTTCTTTCTTTATTTTGTGTATCTTTATAAGTAGATTCTATGAAATATTTAGCCGGTGCAATTCCGTTCTCACCTAAAATTGGAATTATACCAATCATTCCTGCACTTTTAGAACCTTCTAATTTTCTAAGAATTAATTTATGTTCTATCCCTAACATTTTTGCCACTTCTCTACTATCAATTGTTAATTCTCTGTTGTTGTTTAAAACTGTTAACTTATTCATAATTTATCAACCGTCCTTTTATAATATTATTTTTATGGTGTATTTCAATTTTTATAAAGCAGTTACAAATACACAAAGTTATCAGCAAAATATTAAATTTAGGAAGGTTGATATTGACGTATATATAAGCAACTTGTCCTATATATACCATATCTATATGGAGTAGTCTTTTGGTAAAGGTGTAACTATCTCAAAAACACCTATCTACTATTTAGTAGATAATATATTCAATTTTATAAATACTAAAAGCCTACCAAATTAGTTGATAAACTTTATATTATTTATAAATATATTTTGATTTAATTTTATTTAAAAGGGTGTGATATTTATTATTCCACCCTTTTAATAATTTTGTATCATGCATTTTTTATTCGAAATCAAATTCTAGTCAGACCCTTGGCTTATGCAGAACTTTAATAAATCTCCGAATACTCTTTCTGACAAAAAGTATTCTTCAAAGATAGTTAATACTATTACAACTACTCACTACTTCGAGAATATTCATAAATTATTGTAGCTTTCATTTATATGCTAATTTGCTTCACTTTCATGCATATCACATTACTCATTAATACGGATTCATGACTTATTGCCATTCCTAATTAGCATTTGTAAAAATGTTACAACATTAGTGAGGTTATTATTCACTCACCAATGTTGTAATGGGGATCGAATCACTCACCTTTATTCAGTTGGCTCATATTTTAATTCTCCGCCACAGAGAATTTTTATTATTACCCCACTCGTGAGTAATATAGTTGTTATTATATGATGGATTTGAATCAGTAACCCACGTGTTCTTCCATTCCAATTACGGGTATCTACACCCCAAGCTTACCGACCAATATGGTAGCATTTATAGCGTTAAGCTAACGGTCATTGTTTAATTTTATTGTGAATTATATAGCTATGTGGACTTCTAACGGATAACTATATTATCTCCTAAACCTATATCATAGATTTTAAAAAACTTTATAACCTTAATTTTTAAACTCTACAACTTTGAATTCATAAGAACTTTGAATTTTGAACATTGAAATTTGAACTTTATAACTCTGAACTTTTACAAATATTAATGATATATCCGTTTTGTATATCATTCTCATAATTCTTCTATTTTCGATATTCCATTCTTGAAATTTATGGTTGTGGTTATAACGCTAACCACAGGCGAACATAGATTTTTAGTTTTCATATAACTCACAATATATTACTATATACAGCGTATATTACTTATTTATCATCTAAAATTGTTATCTTAGTTATAGCATTTGATTCACTTAGACAAGCATCGACTTCTGTTTCAAAGCTATCTATTTCATCTGTTAATTTATCTATTTTCTCTTTTAGTTTGAGTGGATCAATTATTTCATACCCATGTTGTTTCCTGAAATTTTCTGTAAATACTGTTACATCATTATCCTTTTGCTTAGTTTCAGTACCAAACATAGTTTCTAAATGTTCATTTAATTGATGTTCTACTTTATCATTGTTTGATTCATATACAGACAAAGCTTTATTATAGTCGTTTCTCATAGAAGTCAACAACATCTTATCTAGCTCTATACTATTTTTTCTTTCTATTGCTTCAGCAACAGTATATTCTTTGTTTGCTATTGCTACTTTTGTTATTGCATTACTAGCTACTATTTTAGTTTTTATTTCATTTCTTCTAGCAATTAAATCAACTATACTATCATAAGAAGATTTGGCATTTTGATTAAATTCCTCTCTAGTTTGAATACCATCAACTTTCTTTGATGATTGTTTGCATACTATTGCAAATTTACTTTCGCTTATCTTTTTATTGATTTTCTTATCTAAAGTTTTTAATTCTGTTAATGCTCTTGCTATTGTTATTTCTTGTACCATTAATACAACAACACCTTTCTTAATTTAATTTTGTTATTTTGGCATAGGTAGTAGGAATCGAACCTACATCAATAGTTTTGGAGACTATTATGTTAGCCATTACACCATACCTACATATTATATTTAAGGGAGGGAGGATTGCATGAGATTTGAACTCACATCTCTGATTTTATCTAAGGGGAGGTGTATATAAAATCAGTATTTTACCGTTAAACTAACAATCCATATTTCCTATGAAATTAATCATAGGAATTTTTAATTATTTGTTACTCTTTATTCTTCTGGTATCTCTTCTGATTCAGTTTTTTCTTTGAATGATAATACTCCATATTTTCCATTAAAATATTTGATTTCATCTAAATCAGTTAGTAATTTAAAGTCTGTGTCTTCCTCAGTTTGAAAATATATCTTACCATCTTCAATTTTAAAGTCAGCTTCAACTTGTCCAATTGTATTCTCAGTTCTTTTAAATTTAACTAATTTCTTTTCTGCCATTTTCATATCACTCCTTTCTATTTTTCGCCAACTAATTCAAAACGGAAGCTTTCTATTAATTCTCTTTGTATTGCGTAATATCCAAAACAAATAATATCTTGTTTATTGTATATTTGTGTTTGAATTGATTCCACATCAAAAAAGTAGTTTCTCCCTACTACAATATCTATTTTGCCATCTATTCTATTAACAATAAGTTTAGTTGCTTTATTATCCATCTTTTATCATCCTTTCTAATCTAACATGGTAAATACTTTGCTCGCACTACTTCTTACATCTTCATCTAGTACAATTATTCCTACTAATGGATTACCTTTTAATTTTTCTATCATTGTTTTTAATCCATTATCTTTTACATATTTATCATTAGCCTGTTTCCAATCTCCTATAAAAACTAAGCAACTTGTACCTTCTATTCTAGTACCTATAAGTTTTAACATTTTTAAATTTAAATCTTCTGCTTCGTCTACAATAATGTAACTATCAGCAATAGATAATCCTTTTAAATAATAAGGAATTTCCTTTACTAATTGTCCATTTTGTATCATCGACTCAGCTTCCCATTCACCACCATCAAGATGTTGAACCACACATTTAAAGAAATCTTTAGTCTTATCTTCTTTTGTTCCTTTTAAATATCCAACTTCTGATCCTTCACCAATCGGTTCTCTAATTATCATTAGTTTAGAATAATTACCTTTTTCTTTGACATGATACAATCCCATTTTAGTTGCTAATAAACTTTTACCTGAGCCATAAGTACCACATATAATTTTAATGGGTATATCCTTATCTAAAAGCAAATCTAATGCTAATCTTTGATGAACATTTTGTCCTTTAACTATTCTTGAAGGTGGTAGTTTAATTGATTCTAATTGTTGACTTCTATATTTGTATTCATAAATTTTATCTAAATCTATATTATGTATTACTAAGTATTCATTATCTAACAATTCTAAGTAATTCTCATTATTTTCATATTTAATGTATAGGTCGTTTATTTCATCTGTATTTAATTCTATTTCTCTATAACCTTTGTATTCTTCCTGTATATTTATACAATTATTCTTAATCTTATTTGTTTCTAATTTAAAATAATCTCTTGCAATTAAATTGCACAATATGTCGTTTGTTGTAAATACTACTTGGTTACCAAGTGTCTTAGCACACGCAATAATTAAATTGTCATGTGTAATTGGTAAATTTAATGATTCTACTAATTCATAATGTGTTTGTTCAACTATAATTACTTCATATTTATCTTGATTTTCATTTAAAAATCTTACTACTTGTCTTGCATTATATTTTATCTCTTGATCCTTATTTGCACTTGTTTTTATATTTTCTAATTCATCTAATGTTATAGAAGATATATAAAACTTATCTGTTTGCTTTCTAATGTAGTCTAAGTTCTGTAATAGTATATTGGTATCATAAAACTTTATTTTCTTAATTTCGTCCATACCATTCACATTTACCCTTTCATTATATAATAGGGGAAGAATAAACTTCCCCATATGTACTATTTATTAAATTGTTCTTTTACGGCTTTACTTTGTTTAAATGTTAAAGCATGAGATTCTGCTATTTGAATTTCTTCGCCGCTACGTGGATTTCTTCCAACTCTTGCACCTCTAGTTGTATTTTTGAATGTTCCTATAGGAGTAGTTAACTTTCCTTCTTCTTTAACAACCTCTGCTACAGTTTCTAATACTGCTGAATATATTGCGTCCATATCCTTTTTAGAAACTTTTACTTCCTTACCTTCTAATTTTTCTACCATTCTTCCTAATAATTCTGTTTTAACCATACTTTTTATTTCTCCTTTCAATTTTAAAGTCACATTGGACTATTTATGTTTTTAATTTTTAATTCAATTTTGTTTTACAATAGGGGAGATTTATACAACCTCTGGGTTTTTGTAAATATAGATACTACCTGTCTCCCTTAGAGGAGATTATAATTTTCGACTTTGAGTCCACCCTCAACCTAGTCGTACCAACGGTTTGAGGGTATTTTCATAAAATCATAATTTTTGGTAGACACCCTTCAAGCCTAGATATATCAAGGATTACAGAGTTTGTCTATTTCAAACAATTACGCTTTTTTCTATTTTCTATTGTCTTTTTTATGTTTATTTCTTTAGCACACTTTGGACAATATTTCACTCTATTATTGGATACTATTATTCTCTTACCACATTTTTCACATTGAATTGTATTTTTTAATTTGTTCTTAATATTTATTTTTAAATTTTCTACTATTATGTCACCAAAGCACTCCCATAGGGTAGTTTTGAATTTGGCTTTTTTATCTCCATATAGGTATTTAACTAAAACATCTGTTATATATATTTCATCATTATAAACTTCTAACAATTGATTCTTAATATCTTGATATAAAAATACTACATTATCAACTTTCCCATCCTTATTCTTACCCATTAAGAAAGGTTTTTTCAAGTCTAATTCGGTATATTTATCAATTATTTTTTTATCTACTTTGACTTTTTTATTGTGCATTAGCATAGTATAATCAAATTTACCTAACTGTGCGTTTTTAAAACTTATTCTAGGATTGGGTATTATTTTTTCTAATCTATTTACTACACTATGATTAGTTGTTTCCACTTTATTGTTGTCTTTGTCTTTTGCGTATATAAAGAAATGAGGTACTTTTAGTTTAGTATATTTATTTATTAACTTTTTCATTTTTTTTGGTCTTTGAGGTTTATACAATGTCTTAGCAAAATCTATAGTGAAATTGTTCTCCATACATAACAATTTAATTACATCGAGATTTACATTATCACTATTCCATATCTTACTTATATTATTACTAATTTCACCTATATTCCCTCCTGTATAGGCTGTTTTAAGACCATTAAATATACTATGACTATTAATTACCTCTGGTTTTGCTTTTCTCATATTATAATATAATGGTACAATTCCTTGCATATTTCTTTCAGCAACTTCAACAATCAATTGTTCAGCGCATACTAATGATTTGTCACCATCTACATCAAACATTAATATCTTACTTATGACATCATGCGTACTGGTATATATTGCTTTAGTATTAAACCATCTTTTTATTTCCTTTATCCTATCTTCATTTTCTTCACTGTTATATGCTATGTTTTTTCTTACTGCGTGTTCTCTATATAAATGAGGACTTCTTAAACAGTCTAATTGTGGTTTATCGTTATAAACACTACACCATACTTCACCATTCTGCAATAACCCTTGAGGATTTTCTTCATGTAAAAATAGCCATTCACAAAATGCATACGTATCGGGTGCTAAGAATGTATATATGGCATCTATATCTAATTTACCTGCTCTACCTTCTTTCACTAAACTCTTTTTCACATTTTTTAATATTTCTTTGTTATATGTATCATTTAATAATTCTGGATATATTTCTAATGCTTGTTGTAGATAATTTTTATTTTTATTTGCAGTAGTAACACCTAAAACTTTTAGCATTGTTTTTTTATCATTGCTAATATTGTTAATTTTTTTGATGGTTTTTTTAGATATTTCTTTTAATTCATTGTCTGTAATATCCGTTAATGTTTGTAACATTTGATAATTTATTTTAGCTTTTTCAAATCTACATTCTTCCTCATTACATGTTCCTGCTTGGCAATCGTATTTTATAAAATTATCTATGTATTCCTTCCAACTTTTATAATATTTCCACATCTTAAATTGACTCTTAGTAAATATAATTTCTATTTTTTCTTTCAATATATCATGCTCTTTACCATATATATCTTTTACTATTCCACAATATGTACCTAACTCCTTGCTTTTTTCTCTAATAAACTTATCAAATGGTGAAGATATTAATAGTCCTTTTATCCAAGGTGATCTAAACATTCTGTTTTTACCTAATTTGGGTAGCATTATCCCACAACCATCCATATGAGGAACTGGAACATCTTTGACTACTCTTTTAATTGTATAAGTTTCATCATCTATTAAATCTACAGTTTCTTGCACATTAGTTTCAAAATCATCAACAACTATAGTTTTAGTTATATCAAAATCTTTCCATTCGTCTGTGGCACTATTATTTAAAGCTAGATATGCTAAATACTTGTTTATGTTAACTCCACCACATTTGTTAATACGTTCTGTGGTTAATCCACAACTTAGAGTATTATAATGTTTTTTTAATTGATTTTCTTTAATAAAAACTGTTTTTTTAGTTCTTATTTGTCCTGCACTAGCTGTTAAACAAACATATTTTTCTCCTTTAAGCATAAATCCATCTAAAATTAAATCTTCGATTATTTCAAAGAAATAAGTTTGTACAATTATTAAATCTTCTGTTAAAGTGTCTATTGGTACTTGCATAACTCTAGTTAATGTTGATTCAAATACTGAAATAATATTTTTTATATTTAAATAATTCTCGTTTAACATTCTTATTTGATTATTTTGATGGTTTGCTTGTCTTGTACTTTTGAATTCCACATACAATGCATCTTTGATTTTTTTTATCTTTTTATTTATTCTTTTTATTATGCTTTCAGTTATTATATATAAGACGGTATATTGAGTATATATATCTTTATCTTTACATTTATCTTTCTTTTGGTTTAATCTGTTTAATTTCTCGGCTAATATTTTTCTAAATAAGTAATATTTATTTAATCTATTATGTATTTGCATTTCATTTTCATTATAAAATGCACTTGTATCTACGCTATATATATGTATTTGTTTATTCAAACTAATAATAATCTCCTCCTTATTGTTTATGTATTTGGATTAAGTATTTTTGTAATTGTTCATGTATGTATTGATAATACCAATTGTATTCTTGATATTTATAAACGTTATTTTTATATATCATTCTAAATAAAGGTATATCATGTATTTTGCAATATTCATCTTTTTTTCTATCTCTTAGTCTAGCCTTTATTCTTTTTGGATCTTTTGTATTGTATCTATGTTCTACATCATCAACTTCTATTAACCCTAGTAATTTATTATTGTTGTTTAAGATTGCAAAATCAAATTTTAACTTTTCTTTCTTTTTACTTCTTAAATCGTCAAAGCTATATTGTATTACTACTTGATATTTATTTTTAATCAAGTAGTCGTACACAACCTTTTCTGAATATGGTAAATTGCATATTGGACACCATCGCCTCTTTTTTAATATTCAAAGGCATTATATCCCACTCATAATTATGTATATTACATTTTACTCTTACATGAGTAACTGCATTTTGATAACGACTTAATAATTGACCATTTTGCTTATGTACTATTTGTTTAACTTCATTTTCAAAATCACCTGCGTGATGACTACAATAGGGACACCAAGTGGGTTTATTCATTAGACGGTCTGCTGTGGCTTCAAATATATGTTCATTTTGACACTTTACTTTATACTTATCTTTAGCATAAGTCCACTTATTGCTAAGTAATACGCCTCCTTTATGTTCAACATACATTTTTAATTTATTATAAAAATATTGTTCATCTTTAGATTTTGCAATTTTTGCTTTTTCACTCTGTAATTCTTTCGTACATTTATTGCATGGTTGGAAGCTTTTAGCTAAAATATTTTTAGCATTAATTGTTTTGTATATATCACCATGTTTATCACAATGCTATATAAATTCTATTGGCTTTGTACCTCCTGTATAGTCATTCAATATATTAATTTTATCACCATATTTATTAAATACCTTTATTTTAAATTCTTTAGTAGACATTTTTCTTTGTGGCAACCTATCCCCTCCTTTTATTTCTCATTTTTTAATTATATTTATCCCCTCAACGGTACTACCGTGAAAATTTCATCAATAAGCGTTTAGTTTTGCTTCCATCATATAAATTATCACTTAAGGTGTTTAATTTCATTTATCATTAAAATTCTCACCATAGAATCACGCTTTGAGGTGGTTTGATAATTAATCATTTTTATGGTTTTTGATAATATTTTTATAAAGGTGCATTTTTGTATTTTTTAATTTAATTTTACAGCTAAGTTACTTATAAAAATTTCTTTAATCTCTCTGACGGTACTTCCATTGAAATTTGACCTTCTATTGATTTCTATTCATCAAATGATAGATTATTAAGAAAACCATCTACATTTTATTTTATGACCATTTTCCTCACGGTATAATGTGGCTTACAGCCGTTTTAAAATTCTTTGATTTTTGCAATTTCAATTCATTTTTTAAAAGAATCATATCAGCCCATTCATTTACCACTTCTAAGCCTAATATTCTCGTTATATATAATACTTGCATTAATTCAGCTATTTCATTATCACTGCCAAACTGTATGTCATATATATAGCTTCCATACTCTTTGCTATAAGACACTTTAAACTCTTTTTCCTTATATACACCGTCTACGACTTTAAACCTCTCATATGAACTTATATGATTGATTTTCATATATTGAGTATTTTTTAATACTTCCATCTTTAAACTTTCATCTGAATACTCTGCACAAGCTAAAGCTTGGCAGGTTCTACTTCTATCAATTCTCTTTTTAACTCTCGCTTAATTATAAAATTAAGTTACAACATTCAAACTATTGAATTGATTATCTATAGACTTTTTTGCCAATAGTTGCAACCAACTAATTAACGACAAAGGCACGATTCTAATACCTTATTTTATATTTATATTCCCATACTATTTAATAATCTATTTTTACAATTTTTCAATCTTAATATTTCTATATCATGCAATTTTTTAAAACTATCAAATTCATCTAATAATTTTTCTTTATTTACTTTATCTAATTTAAGTTTTTTATCTATAATAACATTTTTAATAATTAAAGCACTCATTAAATCTCTTTGTATTTGAATTTCTTGCTCATTAATTTTAAACCTATTCCATCTTTCACTTAAAGACTTCTTAATATATTCATTTGTAAAGGGATTATATTGACTTGCCTTTATTTTATAAGTATCTATTTTAAACAACCCTAAATTATGATATTTGAGTTTCCTATTAATTATATCAAGCAACATACTAGGTGCTTTGTTTGCTAGACTCTTACCAAATCTTTTCTTTTTATTGAATCTACCTGTTTTCTCATTTATAGTAGTTTCTTTTGCTCTAGCTTGTAACCCCTTATAATTCATAGTTTCTACTTTAATGATGCTACCTAATGATAATATATAATTAGCCATTTTTTCATGGTCTTGCTTTCTTATACTGGCTAATCTACTTTGTATATCTCTTAACTTTGCTTTGGTTTTTAAATAATTATTACTATTAATCCATCTATCTCTATTTCCCTTTTTAATAGTTCCATCTTCATTATACTTATTAGGATTATTAGCACGTCTTTGTCTATCTAATTTCCTATTTAATATTCTTTTTTGATTTTCTATATTATCAATCTCAGGTGCTAACTCTAATAACTTAACATCATTTTCACTAGATACTGCAATAGTTCTTGTACCTATATCCAAACCTACCTCACCTGTTCCTAATGTATGTTTTATAGGTGGTATCCCTTCTAATATTAGTTGAACATAATATCTAATTGAATTACCTTTGTATTTTTTAATTATTCTACAAAATTTAACTCTATCTTGAATGCATTTTTGAGCATAAGTATCATTTTTTCTTATAATTACAGGCAATTTTAATTTATTAAAGTATATAAATCCATCTCTATATCTTATTCCTTGTCTATTATTAAGTCCTTCCATAGAATACATTTCATTATATTTAATAAAATTAACTCTTTTAGCTTCACCAAATCTCATTCGATCAATAGATTTAATCGCTCTTGCCGATAATGCTTGTACTGTATTAGCATCTATATTTTTAAATTCATTTACCCTTAATGAGGTGGAATATTTGTTTAAATCAAAATTACTAAATTTATATTTTAATTGTACTTCTTTGAATAGTTTATTTTTATTAATCTTCTTAGTTTCTTTTCTTGCTTGTTGATACATTTTAGATTCTCTCATTAATCTAAATCTTTTTAATCCTTCACCTAATAAAGCATTATACAACTTTCTTGATAATTCAAAGTATGTATTTAACGCACTTATATCAGATTTAGTAGCCCCTAATCTCAAAGTTAAAACATAACTAGGAGTTTTTGATTTAGCCACAGTATTCACCTCTCTTTCAATGAATTTATATCATATACATATATTATCATATTTATTACAATTTTTCAAGTATTTTTTAATTTATTTTCCTTGGTTTTCAATATATCTTTTAACAATATCTAAACTTACACTACCTACAGTTGCTACAAAAGTAGATCTACTCCAAAACTTTCCTCCCCATAAATATCTCTTCTTTATAAAAGGAAATTCTTCAAACAATTTATAACCACTAATCCCTTTAATTAATTGCACGCATTTTATTACCCCCATATCTTGGATTACAATTTATAATCATATGAACATGATCTTTATCAGTTTCAATTTCTTCAATTAAAAAATCATGTGTTTTTGCAATTTCATAACATATTTCTTTTAACCTATTAGTTACATTACCTAATAAAATTGAACGACGATATTTCGGACAAAATACCACATGATAACAGCATCTATAAACTAAATGCGATGAAGAATAATATTTATTATTTTTTCTATAGTGTTTCATTAGTCACTTCCTTATATTGGGCAATTCCTCTGCACAAGCTAAAGCTTGACAGTTACCTTGCCATTTTCTATATGTATATAAATTTGATTTATCATTTCCTTCTGTAGTCAATTTTTCTCTTAATAGTATTCCTTGATCCTTGAACAATTCTTTATTGTTCTTATTTAAGATTTTTACTTTTACTTCATCACCTAGCATACCATCTAATATAGAACTAACTGGTATATATTTGTCTCCTGTATATATTGCATATTCTCCATTCATGTTAAAATCTAATTTTCCTGTATATTTCATAATAATTTCTCCTTATAATTTTATTTTTTTATATTTTAATTTAATTTTACAACTTACCTTACTAAAAACTTTATCTTTTGTATTTTAATATGTTTATCTGATGTTTTAATAATTTAATATGTATATAAATCCTAACTTACGTATTCTTCTATAAATTTATTTCCTTGGTTAATTTGACTTAAATATAAGTTTTCTTTTGGTCTTGTAACTCCTACGTAGAATAATCTAGCCTCTTCTATTAAATTAGTTTTTTTATTGGGAAATTTTCCATCCTCTATTCCTACTATAAATACATTTTTAAATTCTAACCCTTTACTTTTATGTATACTCATCATTTGCACCTTATCTTCTTTCTGTTTTGCTTTTTTATTATTGTCTTCATCACTATATATATATGTAATAAAATTACTTAAGTTATCTCCCTTAATAAAACTTTTAAATGAATTTAGTGAATTTAGTCTATCTATAATTTCTTCTTGATTTGTATAATTATTTTTAATATAGTCTTCTAATTTAAGTAATTTAATGATATTATCAACTAACATTTTTAAATTTTGTTCTTTTTTATATTGTAAGTTCAATCTGTTTATTATATTCTCAAATTCTTTTAAATTATTTAACTCCCATTTTTTTGAACTGTTAACCAGAGTAAAACTTTGAAATAGTGATAATCCATTCATAGCTGAAAGTTTTCTAATATTTTCTTTTGTGGAGTTACGTATATATGTAAATGGATATGGCCTATATCTTAATAACATGTCAACGGCTCCATCATCATGTGGATTTTCAACTAATCTTAAGCATGACAGTATACACTCTATTTCTTTTCGTTTAAAAAAACTACCGTTATTATCAATGTAATATGGTATATCTCTACGTTTTAATTCATTTTCTATATGTATTGAATATGAGTTTAATCTGTATAATATAGCAATATCCTCTAAATTTTCCCCTTCCTTTATTTTCTTTTCTATTTCATTTACAATTTTAACAGCCTCATCTTCTTGTTTTTCGTTATTATATATTTGTATATTTCCATTTTGTAATAAACTTGCATTTGAATCTGAATAATATTCATAATCACCATAATATCTCTTTATAAATTTGTTGGCATTATTCACAATATTAGCACATGATCTATAGTTAGTATCTAAATTAATTATTTGTGCATTAGGATACTCATGTTTAAAATTCATACAATATTCAGGATTCCCCCCACGAAACGTATATATTGCCTGTCTATAATCAAATACACAAAATATATTTTTACTAGGACATAGTAATTTTATTAATTCATTTTGAATTAAATTGGAATCTTGATGTTCGTCTACTAGTATATAATCAAAATTGTATTTATTTTTATTTTGGTTTAATACTTTTAAACAGATTAATAATAAATCATCAAAATCGACCCAATTCTTTTTTTGTTTATATATTTCATACTCCTTATAAAAAATCCTTAAATCAGATTCTAAGTATTCACTTTCTTTGTAAACGAAATTATCATTATAATTTCTCATATAATTCTTTTGATAACTTATAAAGCTTATTATATCCTTATAATCCACTCTATTGCCATCATTTAACTTTTTAAATAAATTTTCAATTTCAAAGTCTCTAATTCTGTTGTTTTTAGATAAATTATAACCTTCCTCTATAAGTATCTTTGAACAAATAGAATGAAAAGTTCCCACATGGATATTATCTAAATCTAACCTATGTAATTTTTGTTTTAAATCTTTTGAAGTATTCTTAGTAAAAGTTATGGCTAAAATCTTATCTTGATTAATATTGTTATCGACCATATTTTTAATTCTATTAACTAACACAGTTGATTTTCCACTACCAGCTCCAGCTATAACTGCAACAGCACCTTCTAAAGTATTTATTGCTTCTAATTGTTGTTTATTAAATTTCACTTGCATCACCATTTACCTCCTCTAAAAGTTCATTTAATAATATTGATTGTCTTTTCTCTCTATCTGTTAATTTTGTATTTTGGGTTTCTAATTTATCATATTTTTTACGTAAATCATCAGTTCTTTTTCTCATTATTCTATGTATACTTTCTTTATTTAAACTTTTATATGCTAACCTTTTAGCTATATCAATGTCTTTAACCTCGATCCACAAAAAGGAACCTACATTCAATGATTTACATATATCAGCCTTACATATTCTTGTTAAATCTCCATGGAACAATTTATCTCTCATACTATCTTTGTTTAATTCATCATAGATAATTTTATGTAAATGATTTTCCAATTCCCTTCTTTCTTTTCCATGAGTTAATAGCGTTTTTGTTACTTGACTTGTTTCACTTTGAATTAAACTAACTTTTTCCTTTAATTCTTTATTTTCTTCCTTTAATATTTTTATAGCATTATTGATTTTTTTATAACTATCTTTTAATTCGTTTATTTTATTTTCAGCTTTTTTCAACCTTGTTTCTTTAGCTTTTTCTTGTATTTCCATTAATTGTTCACTTGTCATACTTTCAAAATCCACATTTATTACTTTATTCTCCATATTATAAAACCTCCACATAATTTATTTCATTTGGCAAATATTGCTTCATTTCATCACACCAACCTTGTACAACTGTTACAATTTCACTAAGATTATTAATTACTACATCATCATTTCTTGCTTCTAATAATGCTCTTGAGTATTTAATAGGTGCTAATTTTTGTTTAATAAAATGGTCTATATCAACTACTAGACCTGATATACTTGTTATTGATTCTATTTGTCTTCCTAAATCGTCTTTTTTATTGGTTAAAAATTCAATATCACTTTTCATTTTTTCATATTCTAAAGAATCTTTTTGATACAACTCCGCTTTTTCAGTCATTAAATTCAATCTATATTCTATTTTTTCTTTTTCTGATTTAGTAGATTGTAATTCTTTTTTTAATTGTTCTATTTGAGCATAGTCAGTATTATCTACTTCTACTGTTTTGGTAATAACTTCAGGTTCTTTACTTATTTCTTTTTCAAGTTGCTCTTGTAATTGTTTATTTTTATCCTCTAATTGTTTTTTCTCGCTTATAATTTGCTCTGTTTTCTTTTGTGTGAGCTGTTTAATTTTTTCTTGACCAATATCATTAAAAAACTTTTCTTGTTCATCCTGTGGCATTTTAGCCCATATCTTATAAGCCGTAGTAGATTTTAAAGCACCAGTTTCAACTAATGATTGTAGTTCGGGGATTAATTCATTAAGTTTTTTATAATTTAACAATGTATCTTGACTAATTCCTATTTGCTTTGCTAAATCTGATTGTGATTTTGCTTCATCCGAATAATTCGGATTAAGCTCATTAAGATTCTTATATTGATTGCTACCATTACCTCCTTTTTTAACTCCATATATTCGTTCTAACTCCCTAATACATCTCGCCATCTTCATAGGATTTACATTACCTACACCTCTTTGCATGATGTTTGTACATATCAAATCTTCTAATATCATATCTTCTTTTGCAATATGTAATTTTTCATCCTCATTAGGATAATGAGTTATTCTACATGGTATTTCTAATATACCAATCTCTTTACAAGCTTTAACTCTTTGATGTCCACTTACTATTAACAAGTCTTGAGTTACTACTATTGCTTCAACTACTCCTCTTCTTACTATAGACTTTATAAAGTCATCCCATCTTTCTTTAGGAATATCATCAAAGAATTCTTGGTTTCTTGGATGTGATTTTAATTTAGATATTTCTATCATTTGCATAAGTTGTCCACCTCTTCTTTTATATTTTAATTTAATTTTTTAAATCTGTTATCATTATCTATTTTTACTTATTGTTAAGTCATTTTAACACATCCTTTCTATTCTCGGTTTCTAAATAACAAACTTTACATGCATTTTAAATTTTTCTAATTTAATTTTGTGCTAAGATTTATTTGCTTTATCTCCTTTCCACATTTATAAGTATACTACCATACTTTTCTAATGTCAATAACTTTTTTAAAATAATTTAATTTAATTTTGTTAGGTTTCGTTTTTGGGTATTACTCCTTTTGATATTGCTATTGAATTTATTTGTATATATCAGACCTTTAGCACCTATTTCTATCTGCAATTGTTTATTAAAGTTGACATTATCACCATATTTGCCAAAGTAAGTTGAACAATAGTGCCTATCAGGTGTCATATAATCATTGTTATATATAATTAGATTTAATTCATTTGCAAGTATCTTATTATATTTAGATATTGTTTTACTATGATTAATGATATTTTTAATTGAATTGTGGGTTAGCCATCCAAACTGTGCATCATTGTTTATTACTCTTTGGATTGCTATGTAATATCTTACAAAAGCAAATCTATCTATATTTGTATTATGTAAATATTTAAATATCTTATCAAGATCATAGTCATATATGCAAAAGTAATTATCAAAGTCATTTTCTATTTCAACATAAAACATATCTGAGTTTTTAATTGTATCAAATTCTATAGGACTATAATGTAAATTCATTATTTGCTTTATATATCCTTTAGATATAAGATTGTTGATTGAATTCTTGATTATTTTAATCATATTACTATTTCTATTGAGTACATACATATAATTCATAATCATATTAATACTAATAATAGATATTTCTTTAATTGAACTATAGTTCCTTTTTATTAAAGATAGTATAACTAATTCTTCATTTGTAATATTGTTGGAATTATATAGTTCATTTTTTAAAGTTATATAGTATTCTCTATTTATCATTTTACTACCACCTATCCGAAAAATTTAAGCTGATGTTAGCACGAACTTGTTCGGCTAACTCTAATTGTTTTTATATATATTTTCTTTTTATATATATTTTCTTTTTATACACTTCATTCTCTTTGCATTTTTGCTTGGACTGTACTCATATGCTATTGCAAAAACGCTTGGACTGTACCAAATATTAAGTACAGCGTAAGCAAAAATGCAATAGCATATTTCATTCATTTTAATACCTGTATTTTTAGAATTTGTGTATATGTTCATAACCCCCTCCTATATGTAAATTTATATATTTTAATATTAGTGAATAAATATACATTTTTAATTATTGACTTAACTAATTTTTTACTGTACGTTAACTATAACACAATATATTAATTTTTTCAATAATTTTAATATGCTTTAATTTAATTTTGATTATTTGATAATAGGGATAACAATTTACAATCCCTATTACCTCTTAAATAATTTACCAAAGAATCCCTTTTTATTATTTTGTTCTTCATTCCGTTGTTTGCGTTCTTCCATATGTTTTTTTAAGTCATTGACTAATTCAACATCTTTATCATAAATTTGATGAATTTGCTTGTTGGTATTTTCTGTAGTAGCATCTATATGTGCCTTTAGATTGCTTGTATTTGCCTCTAGCTTGTCTTCAATTGTTGCTGATATATAATCTTTCAATTCAACTTTAGTTTGCTCTAAGGCTTCGTTATGAGCGTTTAAAGCTGTTGATAATTGTTGTGAGATAGTATTATTAATTTGAGTTGATATATCATTCAAAAATTGCTTTTTGATTTCTTCTAACTTTAATAATGCTTGTTCGTTTAAAACATTTTCCTGAGATGTAGTTTCTGTTGTAGAGATAATTTTAGTATTTTGAGAAGGTTGTGTTTTTATATGTTCCCACCTTTTCTGTGCTTGTTTTATTGTAAGACGTTCTTTTTTTAGTAGTTCCTTAGTGAAAGCTAGGTCATCTATATTACTCTTAGTAAATTTCCTATTACGCCCTTCACGTTCTATATGAATATAATCACTAAAACAATCACACCAATACCTAATTGTACTTTCATTTTCATTTAAAATTTCAGCAACTTCTGAAGTTGTGTAAGTAAGTTCTTTATCAAGATCAGAATAATTAACGTCTACATATCTTGTACTTTCTTCATTCATACCTCATCACCTCGTTTAAATTATACCTTATATTGTAAATTAAAACAACTTTAATAGAACTTTAATAGTATGTCATTCTCAACTGCGTTAGATATATCAAAATTGTTGAAGGCTAGTATTTTCAATGCATATACCTACTTTAATAACGTCCTAATTGAGATTAAAGTATCATTAAAGTAAAAATAAAAGAGGAGTAATCCTCTCTTATTTTTTTCATTATATATATTTACATATATTTGCTAAAGAAATCATTTATATCTATCTCTTTTTCAACATTGTCTATAGAGATTTCTTTTTCATTTGAACTAATAACACTTTTATTATCTTCATCATCTAATGCTATAGGTTCAATAATCATATTTTCACTTTTAGATGTTACTTCTCTTCTTTGTTTCATTTTATCTTCTATTATCTCGTTCATCATTTGTACAGTTGTTTTTTGAGGTTCGATACCTGTTGCTACAACTATATTCTTTTTACTATTATATCCTTTAAATGTTCTTCTTGGATATCCAACTATGCTTTTAATTGCTTCAACATCAACCACCCTTGTAGTAGATATTCCCATGAATTCACATGTATTTGTTGTGTATTCTGCGAAAATGCTTTCTTTTAAACTTTTAGCTAATGCTACTTGTATATCTTCTTTATCATCAAATTCTAATATTACATTACTTTTTTTCATTGTTAATAATTTACTTATTTCATCTTCATCAACAACGCCTTCAGCATGAGATTCACTCATGTTCATAAAATCATTAAACAATGTAGCAAATTCTTTATTTATATCAGATTCTTTTTCTCTCTTATTATTATCTAATAGATATATTGATATATCTTTACCCTCATTCGTACTTCTCATTATATCATTCCAACAAGCTATTGCATTCATATGTTCGTCTATATCCTCTGTTGCTTTAGGTAAAACTCCTACAAATCCAAAATGCTTATTTGGGTACATTTGTTTTGCTAGTCCTAAAATAGGAGGTGTTATACCTGATCCTGTTCCTCCTGCCATTGTTGCTACAAATATAACTATATCACATGATGAGAATTTCTCCATTATTTGAGCAATTATTTGTTTATAGTAAGTTTGAGCATATCCTACGGCTTTTTTTCTTTCTTTACCACAACCCTCTGCATAAGGTATGTGGTAAGTATGTTTCGCATGTTTTAATGAGTCTAAATCTTTTTTACTAGTGTTTATAAATAATGCGTTATAATCTCCACATATACCTAATAAAGTATCTACTATATTTCCCCCACCTTGACCAATTGGTGCAAAAACTATTTTATTTTTCATTTATAACTCCCCCTATTTTTACATTATTGATTTTAATTTTTCTATTCCATTTGGTGTAATATAAAAAGTCTTACTTATCCCTTGTTTACAGCCTTCTTTTACGTATTGTAATTCTAAGAATTTTTTAATACTTCGTCGTACTGTTGACATGGATAATTTAGAAATATTACATAGCTTAGTATAAGTAAATGATTTTAATTCTGTAGTGCATTGATTTTCTTTGAGCATTATTAATATTTTATATTCATTTTTATTTACTGCCATTCTCCAATCACCTCTCATTCTAACTACAATCTTAGTTAAATCCTTTGTTGTTCTGATAGTAGTCGCAGTAATGTAAGAAAATATTCATAATACATTCTTATTTTGTTTATATCATAGTCAAAACTATGTCAAACTGTAGTCAATATATGTTCATATCATGTTTATTTCTTTCTTTACTATATTATACTATATTCCTTAGAAAATGTGTACTTATTTTCATAAATTATTCAAATTATTTTCTAATTATATTTATACTATAGTCTAAAAGTAATCTTATTTAAGTCTAATTATATTTAAAGTATATTCTAAATATGTTCAAATTATAGTCAAACTACATTCTTATACTAGTTATATTATGTTCACTATATGTTCAACTCTATGTATCACTTAACGCTACAATTAACTTAATAATATTATACCATTAATTAGAATATATTGTAATTAAAAACATTAGATTGAGTTATTCTCTAATTTATGCAAAAATAAAGAAGAATATTTCTATTCTTCTAAACAGTGTAATATATATCCTTTTTTAGTATCTTCTATTTTATTTAATGTTTTTATAATGTCTTTGATAGTCCACAATTCCAACCATGGTACTTTTTCTGCATATTCATAGGCGTTTTTATTATATCTACTGGTAGTAACAACTATTGCCTTTGTAGCATTATCTCCAACTGCACTCCCCACTAATTTTTGTAATATTTCTCTGCCTATTAAATTATTTATATTCCAATGTTTACACTCAATATATATTTTTTCTTCTCTATTTGTAGCAATAACATCTTTACCACCATCACATGTTGCTACGGTTGCTTCAGCTTTATATCCCAATTGTGTGAATAAATTGGCTATAAATATTTCAAATTCTCTAGGATTCATCTTTTTTATTATTCTTGAAATATCAAAACATGTATAATCTGTATATCTCCATTTATAAGCATAATAAGCCCACTTAATAAATTTTAAAAAGATATAAGAACTTCCTATTATTATAGATATATTAATACCTAATTTAAAAAGATTAATTATTAATCGCTGTATTCCTTCTATATGATTGTATAACATTATCAGAAATATGCCACAACATAATAATCTTAGGCTATTAATAAACTTTGTAATAGCTCTCATAAAACATCACATCCTCTAATGTAATTTAATCTAATATGTTTTTATATATTTTGCACAAAATATTTTTTATTATACATAAAAATTGCGTCACACATTTAAAGCATATGTCATAGTATATAGTATAAGATATGAAAAACAAGCGTTAAGGAGTGATAAAATGCCTTATACATTATTGATAGGTGGCTGGTCTGTAGGTATGATATGCTACATAATAATAAGTAAAACAAGTAGTAAAAATAACTTTAAATATGCTGATTTAACATCTAGGATAAAAAGGGCTAAAAGATTAGATAAAAATATCAGTAAAAGCCTTGAAGACAAAAATTTATTTTAATAAGGTGATGATATGAAATTAGTTTTTATGCATGTAAAAAACACAAAATTTACTCCACAAGATAAAAATAGAACTATTGATATAAATAAATCTGAAATAATCTTAAGACCTGACAAAGAAATAGGTAAATCTCTATTAAAACAACCTAAGTATGAAATAGTTGAAAGTAAAATACTTAATAAAATATCTATTAAAGATAAGTTCTCAGGTGTTATATCTAAGATAAAAGAAGAATGTAAGAAAAGTAAGGAAATACAATATCTAAATGAACGATGGTTAGATGTCATGTTCAACTGTAAGTTTATTAATTCGTTTAAAAAAACATTCACATTAGTTAATTTAAAACATGAAAACTATGGGTTTAGTTGTAAAATTCTTATTCCTGATGGATATTGTATAGATGATTTAGATAATAAAATTCCTGTTATACAAAACAATGTTGGTTGCACATTTGTATTGCAAAAATTTAGTAATAAACGATATGCTAATGCTAAGTTTATATTAATAGAGAATTGTAATAAGATACCTTTTGAACCTATAAAAGTTGAACCTTATGAAGTTTGTTCAGGTGTTGACGAGGGAGGAACTCCTGTAATATTTAATATGAATATAGAACCCATGGTTCTTATTGCAGGAGCTACTAGAATGGGTAAAAACGGATGTATAGATCATGCAATACCTTCTTGGATATATTATTGTAGTGAAAAGGACATTCATTTATACTTATTTCAGTTTGCTAAAGGTGACTTAGGCAAGTATGCCAAATGTAAGCAAGTAAAATGTTTTTCCATGAGTGACTTAAGTAAATTATTAGATGTTTTAAATGATATAAATATGGAAATGAAAGAAAGAATGAATGTAATGTCTTCTATGTTGAACAATTTCAAAGGTGATAATTTGTATGATTACAATAAACTTAATCCAAATAAGAAAATGCCTTTCATATATATAATTATAGATGAATTTATGGATATAGCCAACTCTGAAGGCAATAAAGATTCTGCTAGGATAAAGACACATATTATATCTATTTTACAAAGCATAGCTCAATATGGAGGTGCATTAGGTGTTAATTATATAATACTTCATCAAAAACCAGAAAAAGCCTTAATGCCTACTTTTTTAAAGAATCAATCTAATGTTAGAATATGCTTTGGATTTAAAGATGAAGTATGTGGAAGAATTGTTTTAGGTGAGGATAGAGGTAAATTAGTAACTACTTTACAACCTAGAAAAGCATATTATGTATCTAGTAGTGGTGAAGGATATTTATATACAACTAATCTAAGAAATAAAAACGGATCTAGTAGAATATTAAATTATATTAAGTCAAGTATGATTAATAAAAAAGACAATAATATTCATTACACGGATGAATATAAGAAGTCCAGAGATAAACAAGGTGTTAAACCTAATATCAATAACAACAGTCATAATAAAAGCAAATCTAAGGATAATAACACCCAACTTAAACAACAAATTATCAAAATTAGAGATAAAATGAATGAGGTAAATGAAAGCTTTAAAAATACACCAAATCAAGAGGATAAAATCCCTAAGCTTCCTAGTGAAGGTAAGAATAACTTAGATAACAATTCTATAAAATCTACACCTAAAGATAATAAAAACAACAATAAGTTAAATATGGATAAACCAATTAAAAATCCAAATATAGATTCTAACTTTAGCAAAGTAAATATATCAAAACCAAAAAGCAAAGAGGATATTATAAGAGAAAATATAAAGAAAATACCTAACTTTGTTCCTTATGAACCACCAACCAGTAATGCTAAAATAATCGATGAAACAGATTTAATATTTAAAAAATCTGAAAAATATAAAAAGAATACCACAAATAATAGAAAGGAAGATGATTAATTAATGCTAGTGAGATTAACAGGAAAGAATGACAAAGCAATTTTAAGATATATAGAACAATCTAGGTTTTGTACTGCAAAACAAATAGCAAAAATATTTTATAGGAATTCTAGTCAAGGCGAAGCACTTGCTAGAAGGCGTTTAAATAGAATGATTCAAGCTGAATATCTAAGAGTATATAGGTCTAAGAGTTTTGATAATAGAAATGTCTATATATTTAACACTAAAAAAAATAAAAATCTTCAACCTAGTCTACATGATATGGCAGTATTTGATTATCAAGCTGAATTAATTTATAACGGAGCAGAAATTATCTATTTTAAACCTAATCAATACTGGATGAATGGTGCAGTACGATCAGATGGATTTTGTATATTTAAATTTAATAATAAGATATATTTTAACCTTATTGAAGTTGTTGTAAATCACAATGACGACAATTTCAAAAAATATGATGATCTTTACGTTACTAATGAAATTCAGAATATATATGAAGGTGAGTTTCCAGAATTAATTATAATAGATAGCTTTGTTCATAGAACTAATTTTGAATTTAAAAATGATATTAAATTCAAAATAATAGACCTAGAATTAAATAATTTTCCTATGATATTTTTATAAAATAACTGTAACAGTAACATATGCTATAACATATAATATAGTATAACATCACTGTAATACAAGTTAACACACTCTAAACGTAGCAATAGAGCCATTCCTACTTTTTAATTGAAAGACGAACGCATGTGAGTCGTGAGGGGTTGTAGGGGAGGTACAATTTTTTAAACCTCCTCTACAAAATTAACATTCATTCAGGTAAAAATATCATAAAATAACTTAAAATATAAGTAATATAATATAATTACATTTCATATAATGTATTAGGAATTATTATACATATAACAAAAGTTAAAGATTGTAAATAGGTTATTAATTATTTGTTTATTAATCTTTATATTTAATTACTATATTTAACTTTTATGTGTTAGGTTGTTGGTTAGATATGATATGTTGTAAGATATTTGTCTATAAAAAGACTTGTCTTAATATATTATATTTGACTTAATGACTTAATATATAGAGGCTTAGATATACCTGATTAAATATAAAATATAAATACAACTAATAAGTTGAGCAAATTATTTAATTTTAAAACTTAAACAAATAGTATATTCTATTTATTTCTTACAATAACAAAAGTTATATTATTACAAATACAAAAGTTTAAAAGGAGTGTTTTACAAATGTTAACTTTAATCAAAACTTTATTCCAGTTTCTTGTGATTATACAAGTTTTATCTTTATTATTTACTGGAAGTACACGGATAGGAATACATTTAACTAAAAATATGATAACAATTACTAAAAATACGTTAAAATTAATCATCAAATTAACTATTAGACAAATTAAATTCGTAAACAAACTTATGTATAAAACTACTAAATATAAGTCAACTATCAAACAAAATAAAAATAAAAAACAATATCAACAAGAAATTTGTACGTACAATCAAAAAGTTGCAAATGGAAATAGTAATGTAGTAGACCTGAGATCATATATAAAACAACAATAATATGAAATATTAAAGGATTGAGCTAATTACTCTTTCCTTTAATATAGAATGTAATGTAAGGCTATATTTGTGAAATATAAAGGAGGAATTAATTATGTCTAATACAGCAGTAATAATAGCAATGGGAAGTACAGCCATAGTATCAGCAATTTCAGAGAAAGTTTTAGTTGCTTTTGGTAAACAAAATGAAGCACAGATGGTTAATATAGGTGGATTAAGTTTAGTTGGATGTCAAGCAGTGTTATTAGTTACTAAGTTAATTAAAGCCTGTAGTGCTTTATAAAGGAGATATTTTTATGGTCGGAGATATATTTACTGATATTATTAAAACTGCAACATTAACAATTATATGGAGTAAAGGACTAAAAGCCTTTGGTAAGAAAGATTATAGCGAAATTATCAAACTATCTGGAATGAGTATTTGTGGTATAGATGTTATTAAATTAGTTGCTTATTGGAGAAAAAATCCACCTGCAATAATTAGAATGGTAAAAGGAATAACGAACTTCTTTGAAAAAATTGATAACGGTACAGGTAAGATATTAAACGGTATAGATAAATTTAATGATGGCGTTAAGTTTTTAATTGATAGAGGAATAGTTAAATAGAGGTGATTAGATATATTTAATAAATATAAAACTTATGAATTTTCTAAAGATGGATGGGAACAAGCCAAAAGAGATAGTCATAATATAAAAAACAATAGAATTATTGATATAGTTATATACAGTACATTGATAGGACTTACAATAAATAATATAATGAAAAATGATACTCTTATTAGAATAATGGCTTGTGATGGAACGAAACGAATAATTAAATCTATTATAATACATTAAAAATATTTAAGAATGAATATATAAAAATCAAATATGTAAATACTTATTTGAGTAGGTTCTAACAAGAGCCTACTTTTATTAACGTTTTATTTTTATTCCAAAATATGATAAAATAATCCTGAGGTGATTTAATATGGGATTAAACTATAGAAAATCTTTTAAAATTGGTAAAAATACACGAGTGAATGTATCTAAAACAGGCGGAATAGGTATATCTACAGGGACTAAGGGTGTTAGAGTTAGTGTTAATAAAAAAGGTGTTAGAACGCAAGTTGGAAGTAATGGAATGTATTATAGGGATCAGTACAATTTTAAAAATAATTCAAACACAAGTTACGAAGCAGAATTAACAAGTACTGACAATATATCGCACAATTTGCCTAAGGAGTTAAAAGCGAAGGCTAGCACGAAACAATGGGTATTAGTATTAATTGGACTTTTTAGTGTTCTTATTGGATCACAAAATGACATTCTTATAGCATTATTTATTGGAATTATATTTTGTATCTGGTCTTTATTTTGTAAAGATACTAGAGCAAGCTTAAAATACAATATGGCGACATTTCATTTCTTTAAAGGTAACTTTGATAAATCTTTAAACTACGCTTACAAATCAAGATATATAAAAGATACAGAACAAGTTAACAAATTGATTGGGTTGATTATAGAAAAGACGTCTAAATAGATGTCTTTATTTTTATCTGTTATTTCATAATTATAAAACAAAAATAGATGATTACTCATAATAATAACAACTGTAACAAAAATAATCACTATACCATTTGTTTTTGTAATATATTGATTTAAAAATCCTGTTATATTATTTTCATCATCTATTTTTTAATACAAAAGTTTTAAGGTTTTATTTATGTGTTTTACATTAGTATTATTACCTTTAAATTAAATTTTATACATTTGAAAACTAAAAAGAGAAGTTAAAAAATAACCTCTCTTAAAATAGTTGAGACATACAAATGAGATTTAATATATGTTTATAAAATTTCATGTAATTAACGGATATTTTAATTCTTGACTAATTGGATAAAAAATATACATATGAATTTTAAAAATTTTAAACATATTAAAGAATATATAAGACTTTAGCGCAAAATTATTTAAAAACTAGATATCATTATTTTACTATCTTTAATATATCAATTATATCACATTCAAGAGCAGTACAAATTTTTTCCAAGGTGTCGAATTTAATACTATTAGTTTCATTCTTAATTAATTTATTTAAATTATTTGGGCTTATCCCTGTCGCTTTACTCAAAGCATACATGCTCATTTTTTTTTCATTCAATATTTTCTTCACACTTACTCTAATCATATATCCTCCAACAAATTTATTTGTAAACATTATATAGCAAAAATCTATTATACGTCAACATATTACATGTAGATATAATAGTTTTTTGAAGAATATTAGATTTTATATCTTGACATATTATATGTGTGCATATAATATAGTATATATAAAATCTAAATTACTACTAAAGGAGGCTTTTATATGCAACAAATTATAAAATTAGATGGAGTAAACATACCAATAATAAATGAAAATAATACAATATGGTATCCTATTACATATACATATGAAAAAGTATTATTAAAAACAAGTCCCTCAATGAAATATTTTAGAGAAAACTATAAAGAATTTATCACTAAAAAAACTTTTGATTTTACGTTTTTATGTAATACTAAAAACATACAAAAGAGTAATTGTATATCCACAGAAGGATTTATAAAAGTTATATCACAAATGCAATTAAGACGTAACACAAATAAGCAATTAAGAAGACTAAATGCATTAAGAGAGGATTTAGGAATGTATTTGATAAATGATAAAGTTTTCTATGATACTGATGAAATTCATATTAAAGATATCATTAAGAACTACAGTGACTATACTCAAAGTTGCATAATAGAACTATTAAAATTAGATCCTAATATTAAATGGACGACTTGTAAACAATGTGGAAATAAATATCCATATCATTTAAATTTTTTTAACAAAGAACATCATGGTACAAATCTATTTTTAAAAACAAAATGTAGAAAATGTGAAATGAGTAACACCGATAATTATCAATTTGAATATTTTAAACATACAGATAAATTATTGTATAAATTATGTAGACTTCATAAAGAATATAACATATATGATATGTACATAAGTCATGATTATATTAATATACATAAAGCGTATGTTAAAACCAAAGATTTAAAATTATTTGAATTGATTAATAACAAAAAAGATATATTGGCTATAGTTAAATATTATTATGATAATGAGATTCTAAATAACAATAATATTTGTTTAAAAAAGCTTTTAGATACTTTACAAATTTCTCAACACAGATTAGAAAAAATAATTTCATATAAAGATATTTATAACCATATATTAGAAAAAGACTATGAATACTATCCTTGGCATTATCCAAAAATCAATTTTCAAAAGAAGTCTTTTGAAACATGTAAGCGTGTTGTAAATAATTATTTGCTAGAAAATAATATTAATATTAAACATCCATTAGATTTTAACTATACAAGTTTGATTAAGCATTGTAAATTAACATCTTCATTGTCTCCAGACGCATTAAGTTTTATAGTATATTATTATGATTATAAGTATGCAGGTTATCAATTTAAGTTTGGTAGTCCAAATTATTACAAACTAGAAATGAATAGAATCAATGATCTTAAACATTTTATCGAACAAGATAAAAAAATACCTACAAATAAAATTCCTTTATATTTAACAAAAATGACACTTCAAAGAGAAGCTAGGAGTTTATATTACATTTTAAATCAAGGCAAGTATTATAAAAATTTATATGAATGGGTAAATAAATGTTATCCTAATAAGTTTATTGAAGCCGATTTTGTTATAAATCCTTATAGAAATGAATTTGATAGTTTAGAAGAAAGTCAAATCCATGATATTTTGAAAGCAAATTTTTCTAATGTATTATACAATCAACGAAATAGAAGTAATGAAATTAATATAAATGGAATGATTCCTGATTGGGTGTTATTTACTGCTAAGGGTTGTTATTTGGTTGAATATTTTGGGTTATACGTTAATAATAAGAATAATAAACGAATTAATGATTATATTACTAGAGCAAACGAGAAGATAGAACTATATAAAGGCATGAAACAATATAAGTATTTATTTTTATATCCTAATGATCTAATAAATGATTTTGAAGGACTAAGAAATAAAATAAATACAATTAAAAAATCATTTATTTAAAGAGTGTAAAAGCACTCTTATTTCTTATTTTATTTTTAGTACTATATTTTTACGATACATAGTGTATCGTAAGGTTATAAAAATCATTGGTTTAAAAGACTGTCAAACCCTTATGTATTAATGGTTTGACAGTCTTAAACTTTTGAATATTTTTATAAAATTCACTTTTAAAAATATTCAATATCGCTCAAAGCTAGTAATACCAATGGATATAGGAACTATATAGACTGTTTTTTATCAAAATAACCTATTTTTAAGGCATTAAAAAATTTAAAAATCATTGATTTATAAGGGTTTCAACGATACACTTTTCGATACACTTTTGAATTTTTCATTATTCAAAATTTCATATCGCACTTCGACAACTTACATAAGTGACCAGACCTACTCGACCCAATATGACTGCTTTACCCTCAACAAACAATGAAAAATACGCCCCCTCTATACTATTTACTTTAAAATATTCCACTCTAAAGTTTCAAGACATAACTATTATTATGTGTTGAAAAAATTATACTCAATCCCTACATACGTTGTTACTACTAGGTTTGAACACGCTTTGCTTTACTAAAGTTATGATAATTTTGGGTGCAAAATAGATATTTTTTATACAAATATAGAGATAGTAGAGTATTTTTATATCCTTATATGATATATATTACTATTTAATATTATTTAATATTTTGTATTATATAATAATTACTACTATATATTATTAATAATGAAAAAATGAAGTTTTGTATTTAGTTTATTGCAATATCGAAATAAAAGCTTATATAATGAAACAAATACTTCACTATTAACTTTCACTCTATTGTGAATCTTCTACTCTATTAGTGTAATTTTACATCATACTATATTATCTTCATTTATCTTCATTTATCTATACACATTTTAATTATCTATATAAATATAAAAATTAAACAAAAACAAATTAAAAAATATATTAACTTTTTATTGATAAACCTTTCCATATATGTTATAATGTATACAAGGAGGTGAGGAAATGGGGGAGAAAATAAAAGAGTTTCTCAAGTTGACAAATGAAATTATCAAACAACTCGAGAAACTCGCAATCAATTTAATATCCTTAATTGGCTGGATTGCAATACTAATCTTTACAATTAAAGGTATATTTAAATAATTACATAAGGGGTTAAGTTCACACCTTAATCCCTTATCAAAATTATATCATATTTTCCCTCATTAAATCAATATGAAAAAACTATACAAAGATTTATCTATCAGAATCATACGACTTATAGGATTAATAACATTCTTAATAATCTCTTTATATTCTATTTATCAAACTTTTATTAAATAAATTACATGTTACACTTTACTATTAATATAATTCTAGTTTTACGTATACAGTATATGTTAAATTAAATTTATATACTGTATACTGTTACTTTAGAAACTCATTAATGAGTTTCTTGTTTACTATATAAAGTTAATCTTTAAATAGTCACTTACAAAATTAAATTAATAATTTTTAAAATACTTATTGACTTATTATGTATTATATAATATAATAGTTATTGTAAAGAGATCAAGCGGATAGAATAGGATAGAATAAATTAAAAAAGGAGTGATAAACTATAAATAAAAACATTGACAAACATAGACAATAGTGGTAATATGTATACATAAGGAGTTGAAAATTATGAATACATATAAACCAAAAGATTTTGCAGAAATGATAGGTGTATCAGTAAAAACACTACAAAGATGGGATAACGAAGGTAAATTAAAGGCATATAGAAACCCATCTAATAGAAGATATTATACTCATAATCAATATGTAGAATATATGGGTAAAATAGTACAAGATAAAGACAAAAGAAAAACTATTATATATGCAAGGGTCTCAAGTAATAGTCAAAAAGATGATTTAAAAAATCAAGTAGAATTTCTTAAACAATATGCTAACGCTAAAGGAATGATAGTAGATGAAATCTTTGAAGATGTAGGAAGTGGATTAAATTATAATCGTAAGAAATGGAATAAATTATTAGAAGATTGTATGTTAGGAGCAATAAAGACAATTATAGTATCTCATAAAGATAGATTTATTAGATTTGGATTTGATTGGTTTGAAAGATTCGTTAAATCTAACGGTGTAGAATTAATAGTAGTAAATAATGAAAGTTTATCTCCACAAGAAGAAATGATTCAAGACTTAATTTCTATAATTCATGTATTTAGTTGCCGTATATACGGATTAAGAAAATATAAGAAAAAAATTAAGGAGGATGATGAAATTGTTAAGAGCTTACAAAGTGGAGATAAAACCAACTCAAGAACAAATTATAAAAATTCATAAAACTATTGGAGTTAGTAGATTTATTTATAATTTTTATATAGCTCATAATAAAGCAATTTATGAAAAAGAAAATAAATTTATAAGTGGTATGCAATTTTCTAAATGGTTAAATAATGAATATATTCCTAATAATCAAGATAAAAATTGGATTAAAGAAGTTTCTTCAAAAGCTACCAAACAATCTATAATGAATGGAGAAAAAGCATTTAAGAGGTTTTTCAAAGGCTTAAGTGGATTCCCTAAATTTAAGAAAAAGAAAAATCAAGATGTTAAAGCTTATTTTCCAAAGAACAATAAAACTGATTGGACTATTGAAAGGCATAGAGTAAAAATACCTACTCTTGGATGGATGAGATTAAAAGAGTTTGGATATATACCAACAAATGTGAAAGTTAAAAGTGGCACAGTTGGTTACAAAGCTAATAGGTACTATGTATCTATACTAGTTGAAGAAATGGATATAGTAGTTCCAAACCCTACAAACGAGGGAATTGGGATTGACTTAGGACTAAAAGATTTTGCAATATGTTCAAATGGAGATAAGTTTAAGAATATAAATAAAACATCAAGAGTTAGAAAAGTAGAAAAGAAATTGAAAAGAGAGCAAAGAAAACTTTCAAGGAAATATGAGAGTTTGAAAACAAGAAATAAAAATATAAAAGGAGGTAAAGCTACTAGACAAAACATCCAAAAACAAATAGTCAAGGTACAAAAACTTCATGAAAAACTTACTAATATAAGAACTGATTATATAAATAAAACTGTAAGTGAAATAGTTAAGCAAAAACCAAGCTATATAACTATTGAAGATTTAAATATTAGTGGAATGATGAAGAATAAACATCTAGCTAAAGCAGTAGCACAACAAAAATTTTATGAATTTAGAACTAAATTAACATCTAAATGTAATCAAAATAATATTGAACTTAGAGTAGTTGATAGATTTTATCCTAGTAGTAAAACTTGTAGTTGTTGTGGAGCTATTAAGAAAGATTTAAAACTATCTGATAGAGTTTATAAGTGTAATTGTGGCTTAAAGATGGATAGAGATTTGAACGCAAGTATTAATTTAGCTAATGTTAAAAAATATAAGATAGCTTAATTAAACAAGTTCTTATATATGTACCGAAGGCTAATTCGGGAATTAACGACTGTGGAGTGCTATATAAACTGTAGTAGCTTAGGCAAGACAGGGTACGTTGAAACAGTAACAATCTCGATATGGGTATGTTTGTCCATATTTTGAGTAGCAGGAAATCAAAAGGCTTTATGTATCAACGAAGAATTTGTAACTTTATGGTTAGCTAAGATCACTTTAACACCTAAAATGCAGAACGAAAATCCAAAAACAATAGAAAAACTAATAAATTATCAATTAAGATGTGCTAAGGTTTTGCATGAAGCTTTTATGAGTACAGAAGAACAAAAAAAGGGATTCTTTAATGAAATGGGATTAAAAGGTGAAATTTTAGAGTTAAAGGGACAATTAGCACAAAATACTCAACAACTAGTTAACACGGAAAATAAGCTAAATACATTGATAGATAGTTCAACTATTAATAGCAGACAAGCACAGAGGTTGTTACATTGTGCAAAAGATAGAATTGGCACAATGTTAGGTGGTGCTCATTCATCAAAATACAAAAAAGAATCAAGAATGTATTTTAAAAATTTATGGCTAAGCTTTTGTAAAGAATTTGAAGTAAGTACATATAAGGACTTAAATCCTTTAAATTATAATGATGGATTTAGATTCATCGAAAATTGGTCTATGATGTAATTAAATATAAGGAGGATTTGTTCCTCCTTTTGTCAATTCATAAAAGAAGTATTTTATATACAATTAAAAAATATGAAAGGAAGTTTATATATGTCTAAGTACAGATATATAAATATTAAGAATTGGAATATTAAATCTAAAAGAAAAAAGAATCAATTTATAAATCAATTTTTAAAAAATAATTATTCCGATTTGATGATAACTAAAAAAGAATTTATTAAAATACATAAAGAGGAAGTTATAAGTATGTTTAACGCCTATGGATGGGATTATTCTACACAAAGTTATATAGCAGATTGTTTGGAATCTTATTATTGGTATAGAGATCCAATTTGTTATAAAACTTCTGTAAATAATCTTAATCTTATGGATTTTAACGAAGAGTTTATAAAAGTATTTGGTAGAAATATTTTAAATAATAAAATATTTTTAAGAAAAATTAAAGCTTTAAGACATAAGGAAATAAACAATTTGGAAGAGTAAAATTATAAAAAATAATTAAAAACAAACTAAAAATAATAAAATTTAAGGAGGTTTGTTTATGGAAAATAAACAAATACAAATATTTAAAAATAACTTATTTGAAGTAGCAGTGAAATTAGATAATGGGGAAATGGTTTTTGATGCTGAAAGAGTAGCAAAAGGTATAAAAGGAAAATATGTACAAAATAAAAACGGAAAAGAATATGTAAGATGGGAAAAAATAAATAATGATTTGGTGAAATTTAATTTTCCCACTTTGAGTGGGAAAGGAGATTTTATTCCAGAATCAGCAGTTTATCTATTAATAATGAATGGCGAAAATGATTATGCAGTTAAATTTCAACAATGGTTAGCAGTAGATGTAATTCCGTCTATTCGCAAACATGGTGTATACATGGCAGAAAATGTCATAGAAGAAATATTAACTGATCCTGATACAATAATTAAATTAGCAACTAATTTAAAAGAAGAACGACAGAAAAGAAAATTAGTTGAAAAACAACTTGAAGAAGCTAAACCAAAAATTAATTTTGCAGACAAAATAGAATTCACAAAAGCGAGTATTAGCATGAAAAAATTCGCTGACTTAATGAACATCAAGAATTTTGGAAGAAATAAATTGTTGCAATGGTTGAGAAATAAAGAATATTTAAATAAAAGTAATCAACCTTATAGACAATACATAGAACGAGAAATTTTTGAGACTAAAGAAAGAGTTGTTGATTTAGGATTTAAGGGTGAAGTTATCAAAACTACTACATATATAACAGGAAAAGGACAAACATATTTATATAATAAAATTATGCAAGATATAAACATAGGAGCTTAATTATACATATAAGAATATAAAATTAAATTAAAATTATAAATATATAAAACCATATATTTGGGAATTGGTAGACATTAAATATAATCAAGATCAAAAGATGGATTATATAAGTTTTTAGGTCTACCTATAGGACTATCATTATTCACAATGTTAATATATGGTTTCTTTTATATAGGTAGCGACTGCGTTAATTACATATAAAATGGGGTGTGGGATATGTTAATAAGGATATTAAACAAAATAAAAAGACATTTTAGAAGATATGAGGATGAACAAAATTATTATATAAGTAGATTAAAAAATAAAAATAATTATGTAGATAAAGTTTGTTAAATTATTGTATCACTTTATTATAAAATTAAATTAATACAAAATATAGGAGGTAATGAAAATGAATTTATTAAATAAATTTGAAAATATAAAAATAAAAAATGATGCTAGAGTACCTGCAGAGGATTTAAAAGTTATAGAAGGGTATTCAAAAGAATTTGAAGAATATCGAAATAGAGTGTTGCAATATGAATTAATATTTAAAAATAAACCATTAATTTATCCAAGTTACAATGACGATAAGATTGGCTCAGATCATAAACAAAAACAGTTTTTAGTTCATTTTTATGAAGAGTTTATGAATGAAAGTCAAGGTTTTATAAGTAAGATTATTCGTTATTTTAAGAATAAATATCAAATCGAATTAGAAAATAATTTTAAAAAGAAAGGCAAAGAATACAATGCCTATAGAAAGATTGAAAGTGAAGAAATATTAAATTTTTATAAAAATTTTACTTATAATTATGTATTGGATGACATATTTGAACAGCTTGGAGGATTTGACCTTAATAGTAAAGCTGAACAAGAAATTAAAGAAAATATGAAAAAATTGTGTAGGAATCACAGAGATAAAGAAAAAATTAAATTAGGTAGGAATAAAATTAGTTTAAAGGATATTTGTATTATTACATATGATAGCATATGGGAAAGATATGAAATAAATAATAGAGAAAATTTTGAAATATTCATTAATGCATTAAATCATTTCGAGAATTACTTTATAAAAGAAACTATATTAAATAATATGTTTTTAAACGAATATGGAGGCATTAATAAAAAATTAGGTAATGAATTTTTATTTAAAAAGCATAGATTAAATTTTAATAAAATAAAATCTTTTAAGTTTTTTAAAAATAGAAGAATTGATATAGAGTTCACAAGTGGTCAATATGCTTTAGAATTTGCTAGAGATTACTGTGGATATATGGGTTAATTCCTATGTATCTGCATTAATATTTATAAATAAAATTTTATACAAGGAGCGTGATGTATTATTAAATACACATATAAAAATGAAATAATACCAACAGACAAAAGAAAAGCAATAAATGAAAAAATATTATATCTTATCAACAATGATTTATGTGAAAAATACGGGATAACTAAAGAAGATATCTATAATAGTTATACAGGGGACGGAGGACTACACGGCTTAAACTTTAAAGATTTTAATAGTTTTCATTCTTTTACTAAAGCAAAACAAGAGGTAGAAAATGGACAATTTTTTACACCACCAGAATTAGCACAATATTTAGTAAATATATTAAAACCTAGTAAACATGATTTAATTTTAGATTTAACTTGTGGACATGGTTCATTCTTTAATTTTTTACCCAATGAATTTAACGTATACGGCAATGAATTAGACATGAAAGCCTATAAGGTAGCTAAATACCTATATCCTAATACAATCCTTACACAGGGAGATATGAGGGAATACAATCCACGTATCAAATTTGATTTTGTAATAGGTAATCCACCTTTTAATTTAAATTTGCATTATAATGGTAGAAGTTTATTCTCTCAGATGATTTATATTCAAAAATCGTTAGATTTATTAAAAACAGGTGGTATATTAGCCTTAATAGTGCCTAATTCGTTCCTAAATGACGATTTCAGCAATAAATCTGATATAGAGTATATGGATACCAATTTCAATTTTATATGTCAAATAGGGCTAAATAATAAAGAATTTAAGTATCTAGGCGTAAATAACTTTGCAACTAAAATAATAATATTTCAAAAAAAGAGTGAACACTTGGAAGATAAAAAATATAATTTGAAAATGTTGAATAAAATTGATCCTGATATAGTCTATCAAAAATATTTATTACCTACATATCAAGAAAAAGAAAAATTAAAAAATAAAATTTTCTTAGAAAATGCAAACTTAAATTCTGAGGACTTAGACAAAGAGTTCCAAGATAAAGTTAAGAAATTATTATTCGATATAAAAAGAACTAAAAGTATAAGCAACAAATACTCAGAATGTAGACTATATTTGGATAAATATTATAATCAAGAAAAACCTGACAGTATGGACTATAGAGAATGGCAGAAAATAAGAATTACCAAAGAAAAGGTTATAAAATATTTTAAAAATGTACTCAGCAAACAACATATAAGAGAAATAAATAAAGTAGAATTAGTTAAATGGAATTATGGGTTAAAATTAAAAGGATATTCAGGAAAAAATAAATTATATGTTAGAAGTTTAGAAAATAGTTGCATAAGTTTTAATTACATGATTCTTAATAATAATTATCCTTTTGAAGATAAAAAATATTATAAATTATACATAAAAAAGAAAAAAGAATATGAGAATCAAAGCAAAAGTTTTGAGAATATGCAAGAGGATAAAAATATTAAACTATGGTTAGATGAATTGGTTATAAAGGATTATACAAAAGAAGAAAATATCAAATTAAATGATGTTCAGAAAAATATTGTAAATAAGATGCTACAAAAGAAATACGGATATATCCAAGCCGAACAAGGAAGTGGTAAAACTTTAATGTCTATATGTTACGCTTTACATAGAAAACAATTTACGAATGTTAAAAATGTATTTATAGTTGCTCCAAGCATTGCGATAAATGGTACGTGGATAACTACATTACGAGATTATAAGATACCTTATATAGTGTTAAATAAGTTTACAGACATTAAGAATATTAAAAAAGGTGATTTTGTTCTAGTTACTTTTAATTTATTAATCAAATTACAGAAAAGAATTAAAAAATATCTTAAACAAATAAACAAAAATTATGTACTAGTTGTTGATGAAGCTGATTCTATTTGTAGGATTGATAGCAAAAGAACTAAAGCAACTCTAGGGACATTTAAAAAGGCTAGATATATTGAACTCTTGAGTGGTACGATGACCAGAAATAACATCACAGAAGCATATACTCAATTTAATTTACTGTACGGGTCAAGTATTAATTTTTTAAGTAGGAATGAATACATATTAGAAGAAGATGAAAAAACTAAAGAATTACATGAAAGACAAAATGAATATTATTTAAAGCCATTTCCAGAATATAAAAAGGGACATAAATTATTTATGCAATCTTTTAATCCTCAGAAAGTTACGGTTTTTGGTGTTGGACAAAATACACAAAATATATATAATGCAGAAATTCTAAAAGAATTGATAAATAAGACTATAATTACAAAAACTTTTGAAGAAGTTGTAGGTAAAAAAATATATGAAATAATACAACATACAGTTAAATTTAATGATTCTGAAAAAGACTTGTATTATAAAGCCATCAATGAATTCTATAGCATGAAATACTTATTTACTAGTACAGGAAACCCTCGAAAAGACCGAATGATGGAGATAATCCAGCAAATAACGTTGTTATTAAACATCTGTCAGCATCCACAAACTTATAGGGAATATAATCATTTAGAAACTCCTAATAAATATAAAAAGGTAATAGAATTATTAAATAAATGGAACGATGAACAGGTTTCTATAGGTTGCAGGAGTTTAAAGGAAATTAACTGTTACACTCTTTTAATTAAAAAGAATTTTCCAAACAGGAAGCTGTTTATTATAACAGGTAGTATTTCTATGGAAAGAAGAAGAGAAATAATAAAAGAATTAAAAAACTATAAAAATGGAATATTACTATGTACTCAGCAAAGTCTATCATCTTCAATTTCTATAGACTATATAAATAAAATAATAATAACTGCGTTATCATGGAATTTCTCTAGCTTGTCACAATTCTTTTTTCGTTTTATACGTTATACAAGTACACAACATAAGGAAATCCATTTTATTACTTACGCGAATTCATTGGAGTCTAATTTATTAGGCTTGATTATGGCTAAGGAAAATTTAACGATGTTTATGAAAAATAAAGACATAACAGATGATGAATTGTATGAGAAATTTGGAGTTGATTTTAATTTAATAGATATGTTGCTAACTAAAGAAAGAGATTCAGAAGGTCATACCCATATAGTTAATTGGGGTAATCAAGAGATTAATTAAAACATACATATAGAAAATGGCAAGGTAACTGCCAAGCTTTGGCTTGTGCAGAGTATTCAGATAAAGTAATAGAACTAAAAATATAAATAAAATTTAGGGAGGAATTATACATATGGAAAATAGTAATCAAATATCAATTTTAGAAAGTAAATTAGGATTAAAATTAAATGAGGGAAAAGTTGCTGTTGTAAGTAGTAGATATGTTGCTAAAAGATTTAATAAAGATCATGCAGACGTAACAAAAGTAATAAAAAAATTAATAAAGGGTATCGGCAAAAATACCGACACCCTTTTTATAGAAACAAAATATCAACATACTCAAAATAGACAATGGTATAAAGAATATTTATTAACCAAAGATGGGTTTTCACTTGTAGTTATGGGGTTTACAGGTAAAGAAGCGTTAGAATGGAAATTAAAATATATTAATGCTTTTAATAAAATGGAAGAATATATTAAAAATCAAAATTCACTAGTACAAGGTAATCAGACCATGTTTTTAGCACAAAATATTCAACAAATAGCAAGTACGATGGCTCAGTTTATGGAAAATTCAGCTATTCAACTACAACAAATTAAAGAGCAGACAAAAGGTGAAGTTAAAGAAATTGTAAGAGATTCGATTATAATTAAGGATCAACAAATAGAACAAACTGCACAATTAATAGGATTAAGAGCTAAAAATACTAAAATGTTAGTTAACGCATTAAAAGAAAAATTAAAAAATTTAACAGGTTGTAAAGTAACTGCTAAAGATTATATATACGAAAAAGCTAAAAATAAACTATTTAAGGAATTTGGAGTAGTTGCATGGGAGGATATTTCGATTAGTAAATTTAATACGGTGTATTCATTTATAGATGGATTAGAAAAAGAAGATATAAAAATATATTAAATAATATATATTGTACAATTAAATTAAAAATAGATAAATATATTGAAGGAGGTTATAAATCATGATTTTAACTCCAAATGAAATTAAAAACATTATAGATGCTTATTCAAAAGAAAATAATACAGATATAGAAAAATATGATCTATATTCTATAATTAGATGGTATAAGTGGTGGTATCCTAATACAATTCTTTGGGATTGTCCTGCTAGTAGTTTTACCAATGAAGAAAATAAAGAATTGATTATAGGACAAATTAAACATTGGATACGTGAATATGAATGGGATGAGAAGTACGGGTATAAAGGTAATTATAACGGCTGTAGGAAATTCTGCAAGGAATGTAAATATGCTTGTTATAAATATAAAGATGAGTTATGTTATAATCAGGATAATATGTTTTGTATTAAGATGTCTGAGAAGTATAATATATTAATAGAGACCAAAGAAAGTAATAATATATGTAATTATTTTAAATCTCAGTTTGAAGCGGATATAAATTTAAATTTAGATGAATATTTCGATTGGTTAGCTAACTCATGGTATATAAATAACAAAGGCGAAACAAAGATTCAAAATCAAACAAGTTCAATCATTATCAATAATGTTCATTTAATTATACCTTATTTAATTTATAAAAATATGGATATTATTAAAGACGGTAAGGTACAATGTAGTCAGTATTATGCAGGAAAATGGAATAGCATAAGTAAAAAATACCCGTTTCAAGGTAGAGAAAAAATAAGTTTATCTGATGTATTGAATTATAAAGACGGAATTTGTTATTATATTTAAATTATTAAAGGATAGATTAATTAAAATCTATCCTTTTCATTATCCATAAAAATTATATTTTATTATTATATTCCTCTAAATCCTTTAACATATCCTTTTCAGCTTGTTCCGTTGTAATAGAATCTACCACTCTAGTATGTCCACATTTATTACATAATATAGACGTTTCAATATTATCACCTACAAAATTGATATCTAAATTTAATAACTCTTTACCAGCCTCACATTTGTGACAATAGTAATCTTCATCTTTAAATTGATAATCAGCCATAATAAAACCTCCTAATTAGTAGTGTAAATTTTATTATATATTTCATTCAGACAAATATCCATATTATCATTGTTTAAAAAATAAATATCTTTATTGATTTTATTAGTTATTTCCGTTACCTTGTAATACATTGCATGACTAAGTACATTTACATTTAAGAAGATATAATCTGCATTCTTAAGTATATCTACATTAAAATTTAAAGTATCCACAGAAATAAGATCCCAGTTAGTTAATATATTTTTTAATTTTTGTTGAAGAGTATTTCTACCACCAATAATTACGCCTTTTACCTCATTTAATTTAGAAATATCTATATTATTTATATTGGATTCTGTAGTATTTTTATTATCTTGTACAGATTGTTCAAATACAAAATTTCTCAATGCAAATAGCTCACTTTTACTAGTATTCAACTTAGTATTTTCATCTTGTAATTTACGATTTTTACTCTTTAGTAGTTCAATTTCTTGTTTTAATTTTTCATTCTCATCTTGCAATATTAAATTAGATTTTTTCAATTCTCTATTTTCATTTTCTACTTTAGAAATTTCATCATAAAGTTGTTCATCAAAATTTTCAAAGAAATATTTTTTAGCTTTCTTATATTCTTTACATAAATATCGAATCTGTATTGCAGGATATATATACTTTAAAAATTCGTCATAATTAATATTCTCTGAGTCCTGAAATTGAGAATATGCGAAAATTAGTTCTTGTAATTCTTTAGAAGATAAATAATCAGCTCCAACAATACTTATAAGAGAAATTTTTTCAAAATCAAAAATATACTCAAAGCTACTAAAAAATTTATCATCTTTAGACAGTTTTTCAGGCATTATTCTCATTCCTTGCTGTTGTTCGTCAGAAAATCGATAAGATGATGGCATTACCTTTATTTTTTTATTGTTTTTTAGTTTTAATTCTAAATCTCTAATTATTTTTTTCTGTTCCTTAGATATATTATTTATATTAATTCTATAACTATCATCTAAATGCATTAAACGCTGAAAATAAGTAGATATAATACATTTACACATATCGTCATCTTCGTCTAATGCTTTTCCTTCATAGATTGTACTCATAAATATAAGCATTAATCCGTTAGAGTTAAGCTCGTCGTCTGTTACATTGTCAATTCCATGCTTTTTCTTTATATAACTACCTATAAAGTGAGTTAGACTTAATGTATTATGTTGGTTAACGTATGTGTATGTATATCTCCACCCTTTAGTTATAATTTTCAATACTTCATCTGTAATATATCGATCCTCTCTTGCAACTAAAAGTATTCCAAGAGATTTTTTAAAATAATATTCTTGTTCTATGCTACCTTCTTGAGAAATTGAACTGTTGTACCATTTGTTTTCTTTAGCTTTAGCAATAAATCTTATTTTATCTGTATTGTATATTTTATCGATTAATTTGTAAATTCTAGGATTAACAGAAAAAGCTTCAGCCATAAAAGGCAACAGATCAAGATGGGTTCTATTATTGTTAGTGTTGTTATTCATGTATATTAAACTCCTTGTATAAAGTTGTTTTCTAAAATTTTCTATAATAATTATAACATACTTTCCACAAATAATAGAATAGTAAAAATAATAAAATTAAATTAAGATATTTTATATATATCATACATATGTAATTATAATCATTTATAAAATTATTGCACAATAATACAATATATGACATAATATTGACTAACTTCTATTTTAATTATACAAATATATATATAACATTTGGAGGAAATTTTATGAATTTACTTGATATTTTTAAAATTAAAAAATTTAAACAAGATATAGAAAGATTAACAAAAGAGAATTCTGAGCTGAGTAAAATAAAACATACCGTTGAACAATTGAAGTATTTAGATATGGAAAAAGAGATAAATTCACTTATATCTAAAAAAGAAGATTTAAATAAAAAAATTAATAATCTAAAAAATGAAGAAACTAAATATAAAAATCAAATTGATACTTTACAAAAATCTATTATTGTATTAAAAGACGAAGATTTGTTACAGTCTTTCGGATTTTATGAACCTAAATATAACTTAATGGATTCAGAAAAATACAAAGTAAGATTATCTGAAATTCGAGATAAACAAAAAATAATGGTTAAAAATAAAACTGCTGTAAATTATTATGATGAATGGACATTGAATGATAGCAAGGTTGAAGGTAGAAAAATGAATAATGATAATATAAAACTTATTATCAGATCATTTAATAATGAATGTGATGCCAGTATAATAAAAATAAAATTTAATAATATAGATTCTATAGAAAAGAAAATAAAAAAAGCTTTTGAGGTATTAAATAAATTAGGCAAAAGAATGAAAATAAGCATAACCCATGATTATTTAAATTTAAAAATTGAAGAACTATACTTGGCCTATGAATACGAAATAAAGAAACAAGAAGAAAAAGAAGAACAACGCACAATTAAAGAACAAATACGTGAAGAGCAAAAAGTCTTAAAAGAAATAGAATCAATGAAACAAAAAATTGAAAAAGAAGAAAAACATTTTAGACAAGCTATAGACGAATTATCTTTAAAATGTGAGAATGCTTCAGAAGAAGATAAGCTAAAATATAAAGAAAAAATGAAAGAATTGCAAACTCAATTAGAAGCACTAGAAAAGGATAAAGAAGACGTTTATAATCGTGAACAAAATACTAGAGCTGGTTATGTATATGTAATATCAAATATAGGTTCATTTGGTGAAAATGTGTATAAAATAGGCATGACAAGAAGATTAGAGCCTACTGACAGAGTTAAAGAACTATCAGGAACGTCTGTTCCTTTTGCTTTTGATATACACGCAATGATTTTTAGTGAAGATGCTCCTAAATTAGAATCTAAATTACATGAAGTATTTAGAGATAAAGAGGTTAACAAAGTTAATCATAGAAAAGAATTTTTTTAAAGTTTCTCTTGAAGAAATTGAAAAAGTAGTAAAAGAAGAGTTCGATAAGCCTGTGGAGTTTATAAAATTAGCACAAGCTGAAGAGTATAGACAATCTTTAGTAATAGAAAACAATGTAACTGCTTAAAACTGTTATTTTATAGAGATTTTTATATATACTAAAATTTAATTCTAAAGAGGTCTATAGTAAAAAAGATATAACAATATTAAATATAAGCCATATTTAAGCCTAAGAGCCTTTTAAATTATAAAAAGGTATCTTAGGTTATTTTAGTGTTTAAAATCGAATTTAAGGGTAAATAAGGCTAAAATAAAAGGTATATATGGATAACGATATAAATATATGTTTTAGATAGAAAAAATATGAGTAAAAAAACAATGACAAAAGTGATTAATAAGAGTGTACAAAAACACGTTGCAAATATTGTAGTATATTCTAACTGAATATATACAAGTATATATTACTAAAAGAATGTAATAGTATATAGAATCGCTAGAGGCGTTGATATGACTAGGGTGTAGAGGTGCTTGGTGATTAAAAAAGCATGTAGTTGGTGATTAAAAAGCTTGTGGATATTTTAAAAACGGTGAGTGAAAAGCTTGTGGATAGTGATTAAAGGGCTTGACATTGGTGATTAAAAAGCGTATAGTAAATTTAACAAATAAATTTACTTGTGGATAATGTGGATAAGTTATGTTAAGCAACGATATATCTACTGTGGAGGTGTGCATAACTCGTTGGGAAACAACAATGTAATAAAAAAGCAAAAAGCGAAAGTTTTTCGATACAATGCGGGAATAGAAGGAGCTGTTGAAGGGAATACGGTACAATTGCCTTTCGTAGCAGAATATAAGGGCGATAGGCAAACTTTAATGGAGTATATTTGGTATACAAAAGAGAACAATCAATTGATAAAAAGAGGAATTGAAGTATCTGGACACGGCGAATTTGGAGTACCTACATTAAGGGAATACGATGTTTTGGTTAGTTTGCAAAGATTATTTTTGAACGAAAAAACAGACCATGGAAGGTGTGAATTAAGAACAGAAGACGTGACAGATGAATATTTAACTATAAACTTTACAATATATCAATTGGCTAAAGAAATGGGGTATAAATCTCCTAATAGCTTAGTTTTAAATAATTTAAGACGGTCTATAAAAATACTGCTAGCTACTACAGTGACAGGGAAATATAGTGGTGGAATCTATGACATAAAGAAAAAAAAGTATGTTGAAGACGAAATATCATTTCACCTGCTAGAATCTGCACATAGTCGAATTGAATATGAAGAAACGGAGAATAATGAATTAATTGAAGTAAATAATAAGCTTAGGATCAAACTAAGTCGATTTACATACAATCAAATGATTAATGATTATAAATTATTTTATAATAAAGGATTGTATTTAAAAACAAAGAACTTAATGGCACGAAAATTATATCATTTAGCATTGCAATGGAAGGGAAGTAACAATTTTGCGTGGGCAAATATAAATACGCTTATGGAAAAAATACCCATGATAGAAAATCAAGAAAAATACAGAAAAAGATATATAAAAAAAGCACTAAAAATACTAAATGATAAAAAAATATTAAAAATTAAATATGATGATCAAAATAAAGATTTAGTTTATTTTATATTCAACGACAGTGAAGAAACTGGCTTTTTACTCACCAAATATAATAAGTTTTCTGAAATACGAGATGCTTTTTATAATTTAGGATTTACATTAGATGAAGTAGATGAATACTTAGATATACAAGAAATTAGATATATTCAGGCGCTATTAAGATATATGGATTTGCAATTAAAAAGAGATAATATAGAAAAGCCTAAAGAATATTTTAAAAAATGCTTGGAACAACGTATAAAGCTAGATGGAAGGTTTTTTAATCAAATTGGTGATTAAAAAGCGTGTTTTGAGATAACTAATATTATAAATTTGGTGATTAAAAGGCGTGTAATAGGACAACGAAGAGCCTAGAAAACACATAAAACAGTAGCAATATATTAAATACACGCCTTTTAATCACTTTTAAAAATAAAAGGGAGGATAATAAATGTTTTTATATATTTTAAATATGGATAAAGAAAAAATGATTAAAATAGGAATAGCAACAAGCATAGAAAGAATAAAACAACATTTAAGAACTTATAATAATCTTATAGATTTAGAAGAATCTTATATAGTCAGGGCTAAGGATGATAATACTATAAGAATACTAGAGAGACAATTTTTAAATGATTATA